TTAATGAATGTTACAACGCCGTCGCCTCCGAAGAAGAATAATAAGAAAACTCGATTCCCTAAAGGTACGCGAGTCGAACAAATTTAAAAACAATTCACGAATATCATACATGGATAACCCGAGAGATATTTTTCTACAACTCGCGCGATCAAAACCCGAAATACAAATAGACAATATGGAAAATGTGAATATCTATATACGAGAACATATTCTAAACACTATATTTTACGTGATAGTAGAGTATATTAAATTTGAACGCAGTACCCATGACACGGGGTTTGGCCCGATCGAAGAAAGTTATTACTGTACAGATGAATTTATCGACGCCGACGATGCACGTAAATGGATAAGAGAAAACATACCCGATGATGACATGGCTCTAATCATGTATGTGTTCGACAACCCCCGTAAAATGTATAGGTCTAAACATAGACGTACACTTTTATACCTTACAAACATGTTATATTTCGATTTATAAGTTTAGTGGGTTCAGAAATCTGTTTCAAATGTGCTGCGTGATATGAAAAATCATACCCTACAAAAGTCGTTTTTATTTTATCAGAAAGTGCAAACCCTTCGTATCTCTTCGCAACACTCTCACATACAGCTCCATTTTCAACTTCCATTAACCTATCTTCAAGCATAATGAACTCTTTCAATCTTTCTTTTGACATTCCATTATTCTTCATTTTAGTAAACATTTCTTTAGATTTTCCTTCCGTTAAGTGGAAATATTCCGTTTTGTATCCCAAATGAGAAACCTGAGTCTTATTATTAGTATCTATGTTGACTGTAAAAATAATATACAGAATTACTACAAGTAATGCGGGTAGTATCATTTAGTAGTATCCAAGATATTAAAAAGATCTTTAACTTTGTGTAAAATATTGAAAAGTTGGCGGTCGTCACCAATCGTTTTGGGGTCGATAATTTCCATTTCAATCTGATACACGACTGGGTCTTCACTGTCCATGTCGTGAGTGTCACCCATGCACGTGGTAAGGTCAATACTTAAATTTTTTCTGATGAAAGAGAGACGTTCTTTCATCTTCTTTTTATCCATCGTTCTGTCAACGTCTGCCACTGGTGTTTCTTTGGAGATACTGACTCGGAAATCGAAAGGTGTGTTCGAATTGTTTTTGAAATCCTCGTTGTGGACGCGATGCTTCTGAATCACGGTTTCCTCACCCGTGTTTTCGTCGATGGTGATACGCGTATTGTCAGTTTCACGGTAGAAAACTTCCTGTGACGTAGACATGATCTTTTCCCAACCGGTATATTTTTGGAGACGGCGCATCACGGCGGTGAAAGGCTCTTTACCGACATTCGTATCGAACATCTTACCATTGAATTTACCGAGGCGAATTTCAATCTCCACGTGTTCATCGTTTCTGTGAAGGTCGATAATAGGTTTTACTTTATCATATAGGTATTGAACGTCCATTGTAATCAAACTTATATAGTTGTAATTCTCTAAGTAACTTAGGTTAAAGTTTTCTTTCATTTTTAATACATGCAAGGTTTCTACAATAATGGCAATACGTGTTTTTTTAACGTAGCGATACAATGTTTGTTAAACGTGCGCGAATGTACAGAGTACATTTTGAATAATAAATATACAGGTACATGTGAATTTACTAAAGTATACGTAGATCTGGTACATATATATTTCAAAAACGCATCAGGTAAAATCAATATAGAGCACCTTCTCCAGAAGTTTAGGGACGTGTTTCCCCGATTCAAAGTGTATCAACCACACGATGCACAAGACGCGTTGTTTTGTATCATAGATATTATCGAAAAGGAGATTCCCATAGTAAAGACTTTAGTATATGGAAAACGCGCGCAGTATACTGTATGCCCGAGTGGTACAAAGACGATGGAAGAACCGTTTAGTTTCTTAATACTGAACAATTCTGATACACGGGATAAAGTGAGTGATATGATAACACGCTCCGAGAAGTGGTGTGTGTTGAGCGATTACAAAGACGATTCTGGTGTTACACATAACGTTTCTACAACACGTTCAACGATAACGGAGTATCCGAAAATTCTATTTATTTCGTTCGATAAAAAACAATTCGTGGAGATGGACGAATTCAAGCAGTATGAAATATGTGGGAGTATAGTTCATATTGGAACACAAAATGGTGGGCATTACATAACTATTCTAAAACGGCGTGACGGTAAGTGGTACTTACACGACGATGACGTAATAAAGGAGGTCGAATTCCCTGTTAAACATGCACATCATGTACTCATGTACAGGATAAAAAATCAACCATCTTAATATCTTCCTTAATATTCACGAGCGTTCTATAAAACGTCCGCCGCCCGTTCGGGTAGGTCTTATCATGACGCCTCTGAACAGGTTTCCACCACATCGGTTCGTCTTGATGCATATATTGACACTCTACGATCGCGTCTTCTTCCACGTGCACTTCCCGGGGAACTTGATCTTCGTGTATTTCGGATTCAAAAATGAGTTTTCCTCGATCTTGAACGTATAGACGCCATGTGGTACCTTTTTTTTTGAATTGGAAATCAATCGTATTCTTATCCCTTGGCTTCCATTTAAACATGGTTTCGTGTGTTCCCGTTTTAATAGTGGCCCTTATCGGTGTAAAAATGAGACCATCAATTTTTTGTGTAACGGTGGGTAAATACTCATTCATAAATAACTCGAAATCATTTAACATATAAATTTTTTTAACTTTCATTTTAATTGGATCGTATTTTAAAACGGTCAACATTTTAACAACTTTTTCGACATCGTCAAGGCGATCAATAAAGTTTTTATTTCCGACAACCGTACCTGAGGCCAAAAGACAATCGTAAATCATGAATGTATCTTCATACAACTCACCTTCGAGAATCGTCCCCTCATATATAGGCTTTCTAAAATTGAGAGGACATTCGAACATGTCAAGTGCCCGATTCACGAATACACACCGCTTCTTGTTTTCAAACATAAATGCTAAAAGCATATAGCGCGTACCGTCAGTCTTTTCGCATACAGCGTATGGTTGACTTTTCAATACAGGGAAATGTGTATATTCGATGGATACGGGTTGGCACCCGGGAAATGTACCCTTGACACCCCAGTGAGTTTCCATAAAGGATATCGCATATGTGTAAATAGGACCGTCCCTGTTTACATATAGACGTTGCATCTGTATTGAGATATTAATTTATTCTTTAAGCCGATTTAATACCGGTAGAGTTTAGGATATTTCCAAAACACTCGTGTGTGTATGTACTCGTGACTTCAGCTGCCGTATACGCGACAATCTTTACACCAGATTCTTTAAATTTTTCAAACATTACACTCGACTTAGGTGCAATTTTGAAACTACTAGTTCGCCTATCTTTAATTTTTTTGAGAGTATTCTTGGTCATCATAACCCACGCTTTAGGGTCTGTACTTTTAACTGTGTACATATCTCCGTCTATGGACCCACCAACAGTCGTGTCGAAATGTAACCCCATTTGTGACACGGGCTCAGTAGACGCACACTTCACCTTTTCCGCGAACATATTCCAGTCTATACCCTCCTTTACACCTGGAAACACGACGATATCGTAATTGTCATTCGGTTCGAGTACATTTGTTAAGGCATTCGCGTCAATACTCACACCAAAGTCTATGAAAAGTATCCTATCATATGTTTTGATACAGTTTTGAATTTTTTCAGACTTAAGAAACGGGTCGTCATTCACGAACATGAGTTCATTTTGTACATTTTTTTGCATACATTGAATATTGAATCGTAACACGGTATGTAATGCCTTTACGTGACATGATCGTGACCGCGTGACAATTATAGTTGCAACGCGCATATTACAACTATCTAAGCCTTAAGCCTTAAGCCTGTGTTTTAGACAACCTGTAAATGGTAAATTACCTACGTGACCAAGTGTCGTTTGTACATCCGCGTAAATTTTACCGTCCATTTGCTGCCAGCGTCTACAAAACGCGTAATCTTCGGATAAGTATCGCTTCGAAACCGGATCGATCATACAATCAAATAGAGCACAATACTCGTCAAAATCACGGTTCTGGTGATCATTTTTACACGTGAGTGTATCCTTATACTCTTCATGCATTCGCTCAAGTGCAGTACGTTTAATCATCATAAACCCTGTCGGTCCATCGAGAACTTCAACAAACCCATCTACAACCGACCGTCTATGTGCACCTATATTTACAACCAGACTGGACGAAAGGAGGCTAGGGTTTCGTTCATCTTTTTCTTCCATTCCACGCTTGACGTTATCCCACATGACAACCTTTTTAGGATAACACGCTACAGAAATATCATGACCGGATTTTGCAAGGCGTACAACGGATTTCGCGTCAAATTCTACGTCCGCATCTATAAACATGAAGTAATCTGCGTCGGTCTTTTGCATAAATCTACCTAGAGAAACGTTTCTCGCTCGATGCACGAGACTTTCGTTTTCTGTGGTATCAATCATCAATTGAATCCCCTCCTTCACTAATTCTACTTGAAGGCGAATAAGACTCGCCATATATTGTTCAAGACATAGCCCCCCATAACATGGGGTGCTTAAAAATATTTTCATGAATAACTACATTTTATTACAATTTATCCTCTAAGTATCCTTTTACAATCGTTACAATTTTGTTCAAAGTGGGCGTCGATACAGAGCATTTTTCGCACACCTCTGTTTTTGATACACGTGTTTGCAGCGCCATAAATATAACCGCGGCTGCCACACTCTTCGGTGATTTGCTCATAAGGTCGACACAATTTTCTATATCCACACACTTTCTATTACACAATAGCCGCTCGTCGCGAGATACGTCAAAGTTATTGAGTAACCGTTGCATCATGTTATGTGGTTTAGTTACATAGTTCTTATCAGTTTTCTCGTCGTCTATCACTTCCATAAATAAATCTGTCGTCCGACTCACATCCTTTGACTGGATGCCAAACATTGTCGAAATTTCTTCGGTTGTTCTTGGCAAGTTTGAAAGGCGACACGCGTATAAAACGCAGTTTGCCTTTATCCCGGCGCGTACAGCTCCCCGAGTAAGTTTACCCTCGTTAAATCTTTTGTACAGCGTCTTCGCATCTTTGAGAACGGCTTCGGGTAAATCCCTACACGCTTCGTCGATATCCTTATATGCGTGGAACAGTGATCGATCCCGATGATTCATTGAACTATGAAAGTTAATCTTTGCCATACGTTTCGTTTCATATTTTGAAGAATAACGCGTCTCTATGACAGTACCTTTACCCCACGAATCAGAAAATAACTCGTGATTCGCTGATGGGATATTACATCTAGATGGATCAGCAACGCGACCGTCTTCTGTCACACCACTCGTCCATTCAGCTGTGTCATCGATAAATATAGAATCGACTAAACCACACCCTGTACACACCATTCCCTCACGCGTGACAACCTTCTGCTCGTTGCAAGAGGTGCACGTATAATATTTATTTACTGACTTGATTGTTGGTTTATGTAATATTTGGTCCAGATCGGACCATATAGTAGCCAGTATTGTTTCCATTTATTCTTACACACCTTTTAAAAAAGTTTCAAAATTTCGCACTTAGGCTAAAAATTATGTTCGTCCATCTGGAGTTTCGCCTGCGTTTCGATTCTGTCGACCATATCCTTAAATCTAGACGAACCAGGACTCGATGGTTTCCAGTCGGACCACATAGCATCGATCGTTTCGTATCCGGGTGGTAGTTCTATTCGCCCCTCTAGTTCCGAATCCGATACTACAAAACCACTCAAATCAGTTTCGTCACTGTCTGAATCGTCGAGTATCTCACTGTCTGCGTCCATGTTAATCTCGTCGAGTATGACATATAGAGCCTCTTTAATATGCATGAAAATGGTATCACCGTCTTGGTGGTGTTCGCATACACTATCACCTCTTAATATGTTCGTATCATCGTCAAGTGTGTACACTTGCGCATCTTTGTATATTAAAGATGTTTCTGAGTAATATTTAACTATGAGGTAATCCTCACAATTCTCTTGCACTACAGCGTATATTTCGTCTTCCACGTCTTCAACGTTCACTAAAATTTTTATTAAATCTCCAGAGTATATTTCTGAAATTGCTATCATATCTAAAGAGATCAGACAAAAAATATTCATAGCTATTACCACACGTGATGGGAGTAAAAATTCTTTCTAAAGTCGACTGTAAATATTGCGACGATGCGGAGACATTATGCAAAAACCTAAATCTCGAATATAGTAAAGAATTGGTAGATAAATTGGAATTAAAAGAACGATGTGGATCCGGGGCTGTATCGTACCCCCAAGTTTTCGTAAATGATAAATACGTGGGTGACTACTTCGCGTTTGAAGAGTATATAGATAGCACCGAACAGATACTTCTCCCTACACTCGCCAGGTTTACCGTATTCCCTATTGAGCACGAGAATCTATGGTCCCTGTACAAAAAGGCTCAAATGTCTAATTGGACAGCGGAAGAAGTTGATGTATCTACCGACATGGACGACTGGAAAAAATTGACCGATAACGAACGCCATTTCATCAAATATATTCTTGCATTTTTTGCGGGGTCAGATGGTATCGTATTTGAGAATATAAACAATAATTTTGCCGACGAAGTGCAACTTACCGAGGCACGCTCATTCTATGCGTATCAATGTCACAATGAGATGGTTCACGGGGAAACGTACAGTAAACTCATAGATAAGTATATCCGAGACTCGGCAGAAAAACAAAAACTTTTTGACGCCATTCAGACTGTTCCTTCGATCAAACATAAAGCGCAGTGGGCGATGAAATGGTTCGATAAATCCCAAACGTTCGCTGAACGACTGCTTGCATTCGCGTGCGTTGAAGGTATTTTCTTTTCGGGGAGTTTTTGTGCCATCTTCTGGCTAAAAAAGCGTGGGCTCATGCCCGGCCTGTGCTTTAGTAACGAACTCATTAGTCGAGATGAAGGTCTTCATTTAGAGTTCGCACTCGAATTGTTTAGAATGTTGACTTTTAAACCAAATGAAGAAACGGTTTACGAGATTGTAACCGATGCGGTAAACATAGAAAAGGCGTTCATTTTAGAGTCTCTTCCATGTAGTCTCATAGGTATGAATTCCGATAAGATGTCTGAGTACATCGAGTACGTCGCGGATCGTTTACTTAAACAAGCGGGGTTCAATAAAATCTGGAACACGCAAAATCCCTTTGATTTTATGGAAAATATTTCCCTAGATGGAAAAACTAATTTTTTTGAGAAACGTGTAGGCGATTATGGCAAAATGGACGAAACGACACCGATTTCGTTTGACGAAGAATTTTAATTAAACGTCAAATCTCTACCGTCGTCAAGTTTACACGTCGCGATCGCCTTCGTTTTGGCACGTTTGAACGAAACTGGCGCAGGTGCGTCTAAATCGCCATTGATATCCATGGGGGCCAACTTCCTACCACTGTCACGGATTTCAATCTGCTTTTCTTTCATGTTAGGCTTGGGAAGCTCTACATCGGCCATGCGAAGTGGGGCGATACCCGCAGCCCTAGCCGTTGTGGGTGAGATACCCTTGGGGCTTGGGCCGATAGCAGCCATGGGGCTTGGACCGACAGCTACTTCGTCGTCGGAGTCACCGTCGGAATCAGACCCAGCGTCCGATTCGGAATCGGAGCCAGAGTCGGAACCAGCGTCGGAACCAGCGTCAGACTCATCGTCTGAGTCGGAGTCGGAGTCGGAGTCGGCGGCAGCCTTGGGAGCGGGGCCGATGGCCTGAGGGGGGACGTTAGGTTCGTACGCTTCAGATTTGACATTCATCATACCCCACGTCACAAGCATAAATACGACAGTGTGTAAAGCTAACCCACCCATCGAAGGGCACCCGTTGGGAGTAGAAACCCACGAACCAAAAACCCTCCGCACGAGGCGGAAGGTATCCGGGTTGGCGATGATGAAGAACACGAGTGCCGACATGATCGAAATTATAAGTTTTTGTTCCTGCTTTTTACCGTCGCATCCACAACCGCAATCTTTGAAGAGACCCATTGTTTTGTTATTGTATTCTGAGAAAAAAAATATACTTAAAGTTTGGTCTCGTATATAATATACAATAAGTATGTCGTCTACCATCATTCAGCGTTACGAAAATTTCGATGTACCCTCGGTTGTTTTTTCTAAATTGAAGAAGAATAAAAATGGGGGTAAAACTGTATACATTAACGCGCCAGCCAACAAGAAGATGTATCTGCAACTTCCTTTTCTCAGATCCCCGTTCGGTCTAAGCGCCTTCACGGACGAAGCGACGAACAAGACGTCCTATTCTCTTGACTTGTCGTTTGACAAGGATAACGATTCTGCCATGGAACTCATGGAGAAACTCAGCGCGCTCGATACTCGTATTATCGAGACGGTCGCCGAGAATTCTAAGGAATGGCTGGGCAAGCCTTACAATATCGATGTTATTCGGGAAGCACTCTACAAGCCAATTGTTAGACCAGGAAAAGATGATTACGCTTCTACCCTGAAGCTTAAACTCATGACCAAACCCGACGGAACCTTCCTCGCCGAGGCGTATGATATGTCACAAAAGTCCATGCCTGTCGATAGTATTGAGAAGGGGCAGAAGTGTATGTGCATCGTCGATTTCAATCAAATTTGGTTTATTGATAACAAGTTCGGTGTGAGCGTTCGCCTCTCACAAGTATTGTGTGAACAATCGACCAAACTTCCTTCTTTCGCGTTTCAAGGTGTCGAGGGGGTTGCGTCTACGGCAGTCGATACTGGTAGTGATGAAGAGGATTGTGAGATTGATGAATAGATAGTTATTTTCTTAGTACTTATTAATATATGAAAGCAAGCGTTCAGAACAAAATAAAGATTCCATGCCAACCAGCATCACATTTCAAACCTCTTACGAAAATCGGTCAAGGTGAATACGGTGTTGTATATAAAGGGTGCTTAAACTCCGAATGTAAACGCGTGATAGCCATAAAACGTTCCACAGAATCACTCAAAGCCGAACATAATATCACGAACCGCCTTAGAAATAAAGGTGTCGCAAACGTGTATGGATTTGAAAAATGTAACACCGAAGATTTTATGTATTCAGAATATCTCGATGGCCAACCGTTTGATAAGTGGCTCGTTAAGGACAAACCAAACGCGGCGAGTGTGAAAACCACTCTTAAGAAACTCGTTAATATTTTGAAAATATTACATAAAAGTGACCCGTCATTCCGACACAATGATTTGCACACCGGGAATGTGATGATCGTGAATGGCGAACCACGCCTCATCGATTTCGGGTTATCGGCTATAAACGGTATTCCAAACCCCGAGATAAACGAATCAGATTTGCGATCCGAATACGGTATTTTTAGGGGTAACCATAAAATGTATGATGTGCATTTTTTCCTGAATTCAATCTTCGCCCACATTCATCGCTCGAAATTGTCTACAGAATATAAGAGTGTTTTAGAATTCATTAAACGGGTGTTAACGAATAAGTACCTGGGAGATACCACGAGTCGAGTATCCAATTATAGACTTAGATATAACCATTCACATACGGAACTCCCCACATTCGATTCGATCTTAAAAGATGCCTATTTCACGGGAAACACGTCGGCTAAGAAAATGAATACTCTATTAAAAACGATTGTCACAGATAAGAAACCACCCCTCCCCCCTCGCAAGGTCAGTTCGCCAAAGTCGAAGCCGGCGTCGAAACCAAAATCAAAGACACCCACCAAGTCCGCAAAACTTACCGCCATGCAGAAAGCCGTAGCCATTTTGGCATCTCGAAAGAATGTTCAGCCACAGAAGAAGCGCCCAGTACTCACCCGAACGAGAGTAAAACCTTTATCTAAATAACTCTATCGTATTCGACAATTCCGAATATCGTAGATTTAAAAATAAAAATATATGGTATATATTATTATACCATGCTCGCTCTCGTTGTTTTACTTTGCATAAACGTCATGTTGCTACTGAGTATGAAACCTAAAAAGCGGAGTGTTAAGTTTGAGGGGGGTGAAAACTGGACAATCTACGGGTCGAAAGAGTGCCCGTGGTGTGTCAAACAGGTTGACTATTTCGAGAAGTTGGGTAAACCGTATACGTTCGTCGACTGTGACAAGAAAAAATGCCCTGACTTTGTGGACGGGCTCCCGACTCTCGTAAGTGAATCTGGTAAGAGACACAGCGGTTTTACGAAGGTCTTTAAAGAGGTCAAAGAGGTTGAAGGTGACTCACGTGTGTGGAAGATGTACGGTTCTCGTTCGTGCAGTTGGACGAACAAACAGATCAATTACATGCGTAAAAATGGAAAGCAGTTCACGTTCGTCGATTGTGATAATGAAGAATGTGAAGGTATAAATGGGTTTCCCACGTTAGTCACACCAGAAGGTAAGGTTCTTAGCGGATATACCGAAGTTTAAAGACTGCGGAAAACATTGATGGTAATCGAGAGAAGTAGCGCATCGGTGAACGTCTTGAGGGGTTTGAGCACGGTGATGTGCTTGACAAGAGAGTTGTTCCATGTGAAACGAATAATGAAAGTGGTGATAAGAACCACGAGCACGAAAGTGAGGATTTCTACGAGAATGTCCTTAGGTTTCCTGGACTTTATAATCTCCTTGATCATCATTTTATTAAATGGCAATATTTTTTTCTACAGGTATCATATGACTAAACCACCACCACCGAGTGGTTCTGAGCATACATTCACCACGAGAAAATGGGGTAGTCCAAAGGGGCGTGTGAGTAATAATTGTTACGCATACGCGGTCAATAATTATAAGACTGACCGAGCATGGAAGGCTCAACCCGGTGAACGTGTTGGTAGAACCAATACACCACAAACATACGTAAATTGCGGATCTCTCCCGTCCCTGGTGAAAGCTGACAATCCCAATAAAGTGTACATGGTAAAGGCTGGTGAGAAATGTAAACCATCGTACTATAAAATTATGATGTTTGTTGCGACGTGTAAAAATACAAATTATTTATGCCAGGGAGATTTCCACTTTTATAAACAGCATAATAAAACTGAATATAAAGTAAAAAGGGGTGATACACACGAGAGTATCGCTAACTTTTTTAAGGTACCGGTCATTCGCGTGAAGCGGGCTGCGGTTAGGCTGACTCCTGGGCGTGTCGTTGTGTTTAAGGCTGACTTTTTTAGTCATAAACGGGGGTGGGGTGGTGACCCCATCGTGACTGGGGCTACAGGTAAACTCATTACTGACCCCCGGACAACGTCTCGAAAATACTCGGGGTTAAACTATAACAAGTATTGTAGTTCATTCTGTGTCAAGAATACTGGAATCAAGGTCGGACATACTTATACCAAAGTCAGAAAGTAGACTGTCTAAGTCGAGTGGTGTGTCTACATCGAAAAATATGTCTAATATATCAAGTGATACAGCGTCTGATACTAACAAGACATTTGATGTCTGTTGAATGTTATTATGAACCGTTAATTGCACTTTAAAATTCGATCCGTCAAAGATCTTCCGACATACTGGACATGTCTGTTTACCTGATTTTTTCCAGTTCTCTATACAGTGGGAATGGAACAAATGACCACAACGAAGTGGGCTATGTGTTCGTGTTTCCCTGACTGTATTGAGACAAATGGCACATGTTGTCATTCCTAATTAGGGTGATTAGATTATTTTACGAGTTTTTACTCAATAAATTTTAGACAAATTAATCGTGCTGTCGCACATACCACACGGTTCCGTTTTCTTTTCGGTCTTTTTTACTACCTGAGGACCATTCGCTTGGAGAAACTTGCGAAACGAATAGTTATCTTCATACTTGATACCATTTTGCGACATGAGATAATCGTTGTACAATTTTGACGAGTTGTTTATGGTGAAGCACCTACCGTCGGCCATTCCGAGTCGCTGAGACATTTATATTACATTCAGAAATTAATTTGTCTATTCTCCGTCGTTGTCACCCAGGAGTTATATCCCATTTTCTTTACCTTATCTATACACTCTTCTATATCGTACCCTGAAAATGTACCAAAAATATCTTCCACTTCCGTCTTCGAAACTCTAATGTCCGGATTCGAATTTATATGCTCGTTGACAATGTTGTACGCAAACACTATCTCCTTTAGGGTCTCGGCCCCGGTGATGATGATCTTCCCCGTACTGAATATACTTGTCGTGATTTCCTTCATGTCGGCAGCTGGTTTGAATTTAATCTTAACAGCTGAATACCTATCCGGTTCAAACGAAACTTTGAATACGTCCGAATGTCTTTCAAAGTGTTCGGTTGTTTTCATCAAATTGATGTTGTTATTCAAACTGAAATTCGAATTGATCATGACTATACGAAATGTATCAATGGGTGGGATCACATCAGGGTCAAACGACTGTAGAATATATATAAGACTATTGATTATATGCTCACAGTTGAATAGGTCGTTGCACCCTGCGACCTGAATACTTCCATTCGGGAAAATCTTTATAGATTTTACACTGTAACAATCTTCATATGTTAAGGTGATCTGATTGTAAAACGTTGTGGGTTTGATTGACCACGTAGCACCGGTATTTGACTGCGCGTTCAATTTTAAGTGCACATCCGACATTTCAAACAGTTTTCGAATCTTCGGCACGTCTATAATCTTGTTAAACGATGATACCATCGTGATAGTGGTTAGTTTGATCCATGACGGCTTTTTATCTTCAGGTATTTTACGTCTGAACTCGTCTAATGTTAGAAGATATGAAAATGTTGTATTTGCGATTGTACTAAACATTTTTTGACTTACTTTTTAAACTCGTGTACTTTTCACTTAGGTTCATTCTTAAAGAAGTTAGAGAATAGCCAACTCTTTAAATTACAATGCCGTCATTCATCCGAGAAGCCAACGCGTTTGTTGATAAAACAAACACACCTCATGTAGAGCTTAAGTATTCGTGTTACATAGAGGGTGAAGGATACGTGAACCGCACCGAGTGCTTCTCAACGAAACCTATTGGTAAATGGGAAACGTTCAAGTCTAGGCGAGAGTCGTTCAAATATACGGATTTCCTAGAAACTAAGGTTCACAAAACGTTACAGATTCGTCGACGTCTAATTGAATTACAACTTGATAATGTACTTTGTGAAAACAACAATATATTCTCGATGTTACGCATTATGAATTGTATAAAAATATTGGATCCTACTTTTATACCACCCGTGATTAACGTAAAGTGTTCGTGGCAGAAGAAATTTGTAAAGTATATGGTTACGGACGTACTAACCAGTGTTGCTAACGGTTGTAAAAATGAGTATAGGTTGGAACGTTTATACTCTACATTGTTAAAAATAGAAGTAGAATTATAAGAGCAATAAACACATAGGCGGTCAGTGTAAGTTCACCAGACGAATCGCGTAGCACAAGCTTCTTTCCGTTTGTGGACGTTTCCGTTTCTTCGTCGTATCCCCTATCAATATTTCTACCCGGTAAAAGGGGTCTGGAAAGGTGACATCTCTCACCCTGTACATCCGCGCACATATTAGGTGCACCCCACCCGACCGTTACACCATAATCACACATAGGACTTTTAAAGTCATTCGCCATTGTTACCTTTTCGATCGGTTTGTGCTTAGCAAAATCTCCAGGGTTACGAACCGTACCTGGTAATGAGAAGTTGTTTTGCACAAATGGGTTCACATGGTCCATAGTAGCTTTATCGTCAAGCATGAACTTACTCATCTGTATATTAAGAGTATATATATTTTTTATGTGCAAGCTTTTTTTCGTGCTCCAACCACATCTGATCTAAATCAATATTTAGCATATGTGCCAACTGAAAAAGATAACTAAACACGTCACCCATTTCCATCATGACATCGATCCCCCGTTCCTTTTTGATATTCATCTTCTTAAACGTTCGTTTATATTGACGAATTGCAGATGCGAGTTCACCAAATTCTTCGGAGAGTAATAACCATACAGTGTTTATATCCGCTCGATCCCAACCCTTGATCTTACAAATTTTCTCAGTCTCTTCTTTGTAGTAATTCAATGAGCTCATTCTTAGTGTATACATGTGGGTAATCTTTAAACGCCGATTTTATCATTCTTGTCAATTTTGAGACCGTACGTACTCGTGTTAGCAGGAGCCACAGGTGGGACGGCCATAGTATCGATATCACGCATATATCCCATGTATTGGGCAACACCTGACTGGACCTGTGACATGGCAGTCTTAATCACCATCGCGTTCATAGCCTTGACTTGGGGATTCACATCTTGTTGTTGGTCACCCGCGTTATTGATAAACACGACTCGCATGATACTGTACAGGTCATCAGGATTTTGGTAATCTATCGAGACACCCGTTTTATCTTTAAACGTCTGACGGATCGCACGCTGAACCAAATTCTTATTGAACTCAGAGAAGAAAAGCGTGTTCAGGGGAGTTGGCGTCTGCTTGATCGACATGAGGTTAGGAACGTCACACATTTAATATATCTCAGGAAAAAAACTATCTGTAAATATAAATGATCGTCGGCGCAGACTTCGACACGGCCTATTCCGGCCCAGCCTGTGTGTCAGCAAAACCCGCGTGCACTGCACCCAACTGCTTCATCGCGTCCTACCCCCCCATCTCCAAACCGGGTATCGACGGGGGGTTCAACGTAAACACCCAATTTCTCGAACCTAACCGGTATTACGAGACCGTCGGCCCTGTCCCCGTTCGAAGTGCAGATTTTAAGTGTTAATTAAAAGATAGATTTGTAATATAACCAAATGAAGGTTATCAAGCGGTCCAATCTTGTTGAAGACGTCAAATTTGATAAGGTCACCAACAGGATCTCCAATCTTACATATGGTTTATCTAAAAATGTCGATGCGTCTCTCATCGCGAAACAAGTTTTCTCTTCGATGTACGATAACATCACCACTCACGAAATTGATACATTGTCAGCCGAAATTTGTATCGGTATGATCACGTCAGACCCAGACTACGAAGTTCTCGCCACTCGGATCGTCGCCAGTAACATCCAAAAAACAGCACCGAATTCCTTTTCCGATGCCATGAAATTTCTTTACGATAACAATATCGTCACGGAGGAAGTATACATTGTTTCAAAAAAAGTAGATGACGCTATCGTCGCGGAACGTGATCGAACGTTTGGATACTTTGGTATCAAAACACTCGAACGCGGGTATCTTCAGAAGGTAAACGATATCGTCGTTGAAACGCCTCAATACTTGTACATGCGGGTATCTATCGGTATTCACGGTGATGATATCGAGTCGATCAAAAAAACGTACGACGCCATGTCCCTTGGACAATTTATTCACGCCACACCGACACTGTTCAATGCTGGTACACTTCGCCCACAGATGTCTTCATGCTTTCTCGTGGCGAATAAAGACGATAGTATTGACGGTATTTACGACACCCTGAAAGAGTGCGCCCAGATTAGTAAATGGGCTGGTGGTATTGGTTTGCATATCCACGATATTCGCGCTAATAAGTCCACAATCAGGGGTACGAACGGTAAATCTGATGGAATCGTACCTATGTTGCGCGTCTATAATTCAACGGCTCGATATGTCAATCAAGCTGGTCGTCGCAAGGGGTCGATCGCGATGTACATCGAACCGTGGCACGCAGACATTCTCGATTTCCTCGATATTCGTCTCAACCAAGGTGATGAAGAGGCTCGGTGCCGCGATTTGTTTACGGCCATGTGGATCCCGGATCTGTTCATGAAACGTGTAGAGAGTGGTGGTGAATGGTCATTATTTTGCCCTGACACCGCAAAGGGACTCTCTGACGTGTATGGTGACGAGTTCGAGGAACTTTATGAGAAGTATGAACGCGAGGGTATCGCGAAGGCTACCCTACCGGCCGGTGATATCTGGAAGGCTATCATTAAGTCGCAGAGTGAAACGGGTACACCGTACATGTTATACAAAGATGCATGTAACAGAAAATCTAACCAAAAAAATATCGGCGTGATTAAATCGTCTAACCTATGCAGTGAAATTGTTGAATATTCTGATAAGAACGAGACTGCCGTGTGTAACTTATCTTCCATCGGTTTACCAACGTATGTCGACCAGGATACAAAGACGTTTGACCATGCAAAGCTGCATAAAATCGCCAAGATGGTGACTAAGAACCTGAACAAAGTCATAGATCGCAACTTTTACCCGACTGAGTGTGCGAAACGTTCCAACATGCGTCACCGCCCTATCGGTATTGGTGTTCAGGGTCTCGCCGACGTATTCATCATGTGTGGTATGCCATTCGATTCACCCGAAGCAAAGGTTCTTAACGCACATATTTTCGAGACTATTTATCACGCGGCACTCGAGTCTAGTGTTGAACTTGCCAAAATTGATGGATCGTATGAAACGTTTGAAGGTTCCCCCATTAGTGAAGGTATCTTTCAATTTGATATGTGGGATCGTGAACCCATACTGAGTGGGCGATACGATTGGGACGCAATGCGTACACGGGTTAAGGGTGGTATAAGAAACAGTTTACTTCTCGCACCCATGCCAACCGCGAGTACTTCACAGATTCTTGGTAATAACGAATGTTTCGAACCCTACACGACGAATATTTACCTTCGACGCACACTCGCGGGTGAATTTGTGGTCGTGAATAAACACCTCGTAAGGGACCTGCAAGCTATCGGACTTTGGTCAAAGGAAATGAAAGATCTCATGGTCAAGGCGGGTGGTTCTATCCAGAACATCGCGGATATCCCAGATGATATCAAGAAGCTCTACAAGACTGTATGGGAAATTAGTCAGAAGGTTATCATCGATATGGCGGCTGATCGGGGTGTATTCGTTGACCAGAGCCAGAGTATGAATCTGTTTATCGAGAACCCGACCGTATCTAAACTTTCGTCGATGCACATGTACGCGTGGAAATCCGGACTCAAGACTGGTATGTATTACTTGAGAAGTAAAGCAAAAGCGAAACCTATTCAATACAGTCTAGACGCAGAATGTAGTGCTTGCTCAGCTTAAAGTTTTGAATCTATGTATAACAAATGGCTAAATTCAATACTCTCTGCGATATTATGCAAATCCCCAAATACGATGGTCGTAAGATTTCTTTGAGCACAAAGGACGGTAAGCCTCTAAGAATCCAGACCCCGCGTATGTATATGCCCTTTGGTATTAGTGGGTACACGCCCGTGGTGGGGGCAACTAAGTGGAACCTCGATTTTTCAATGAAGGGCCACGATGAAGAGAGTAACTACGTAAAAGCATTCTATGAATCACTTCAAGATGCAGAAAAAAAACTCATAGAAGAAGTGAGTGCACAAAGTATGCATATTTTTGGTAAGCATGTGAGTTTCGAAGAACTCGAACCCATGTTTAATTCTAATATCAAACAGACTCCCGATAGAGAACCGAAATTTAGAACACGCGTAGATACATCTATGGGTGGAGATTTGAAAGTGGGTGTATTCAATTCAGAAAAGGAACAGTTGAAAGATACATTAAAAGACAAACTTTACGCAAGAAATTCGGGGGTTGCCATCGTTGAGATGAACAGTGTGTATTTCTTGAATAAGATGTTTGGTGTTACATGGAAACTGCACCAGCTCGTCGTTCACGAACCACAACAACTCAAGGGTTTCCAGTTTATGATATAAATTATTTACTACCACCCGAAATCATAAGATAATATACCAATTGAGCCTCTTTCAATAGTTTACCTTTAATCATGGTGAAACTATTGGGATCCACACCTAGACGTATTTTAGCTATTCTGACGGAATTGTCCCATGCGTTGAGAGACATGCTTCTTACTTTACTAGTTCATTTTTTTTACAAGCTTCTTGTACGCCGCCGTACCCTTCTTAGGGGCCAGCTTGAAGTCACCCTTCTTCGCGGGCTTGAATACCTTCACCATAGACTTTTTACCTTCGTCCTTCATGCGCTTCTTAGCCGCGGCGATGGCATTTTTACTTTTAATGTTTCCGTATTTGTCCTGGACGAGATCTTTTTTGGCGAGACCACCGGATGTGTGCGCGGCGTTTCCGTGGAATACTTCGGCGCGAGTACCTTCAGTTACCTGGTGCATCATTGTTGTACTATATCACCGGAAAATTTTTCGGATCGCGTCCATAGACTTTTCATTCTTTATAGGAATTTGATCTTCTACGCGCTTATCGTTAAGTACATCCGCGCAAATCATGGACTTGTGCCCCTGGAGTGACATCATAGCCATGTCAACACTATTGGATTTTTGTGTATCTTTATATACCAACTTTTTGACAAAAACTTCCATCGTCTGACCAGTTCTGTGACATCTACCGATAGCCTGCAATTCCGTGGCTGGATTCCAACTCGGTGCCGTAATATACACCCTCGTCGCACATTGAATATTGAGACCCTGACCACCACACCTAATCTGAACCACCAACATACTTCCATTTGGCGATTCCTTAAATCGATTGAGTACCCGATCCCTTTCGTCTTTGTCTACAGATCCATCTATCCTGAATGTCTGTCGTTTTATCATACCCTGTATATGGTCCATTTCACCTTTATACGAACAAAATACGACACCCTTTTCGTCGGGGTGTTCATCTATACAATTACGCAACGTACGCATCTTGTTTGTCTCGTGGACCCACGCTTCGGGCGCCTGCTCGTTAATTTTTGCAATCCCGTTGTTATATAACTGTGGCCACCTCATAAGTTGTCGCATGCGCAAAAGACACTCCAAAATATGCATATTCCGTCTTTGTGTAGAAGTCGTTGTTCGCATTACATAATTGATAGAATCGCGTGCTTCAGCGAACGCAATATCGTACATGGCGCATTCTTCTTCGAGCATGTCAAGTTCCACGTTTTCAAAGTGACAATATGGCAATTCAATTAGACCATCGGCTTTCGTTCGTCTCAGTATGTAGATATCCTTTATTTGATCATGCATTGCCTGCACCACGTGTTTCGAAAACCCAATGAATGTACAGAGTGTCACGAAATCTTCCATAGAATTGAAGACCGGTGTCCCAGTGACCACCCACCGAATAGGTGCACGTAAATTGTTAACACTTTTGAACGTGCGGGTGTTACGATTCCTGATTTCATGTGCTTCATCCAAAACAATCCGGTCCCAATTCACCATTTGGATCCTACTTTTCTTACTGTATATAGACGGGTAAGACGCGATAATAACGTCTCGAAGCAAATGCGCATCTTCGTATGTACCCACGTCCACCTCTGGTGCAAACTTACCAAACTCACTTACCCATTGATTAACCAGTGATTTTGGTACGACGATGAGTGTATGTTTTTTTGGATTTTTCAGAATCGTTGCGATAATCTGTACAGTCTTACCCAGACCCATCTCATCGCAAAGAAAGCCACCGGTTGGCCCAGATGTTTGGTTTTCCATGGATACCATCCATTCTACGCCGACACGCTGATACGGTTTGAGTGTAAATACCATTACAAATAATTTTAATAAATTTATGTGTTTACTTAGGTATAAAATAATTTCTACACGTATACAAATGTCAAATATTCAGAAAAAAATACCATTTATGGCTTCCGTATTTGGAAACCTGGTATTTCAAATGTTTGTAGTGTATCGCGCGATTGATGCAACTATTAATAACGCAAATTTGAAAGATTTCGCCACGAGAAATAGGTTTTTACTCGGTATATCGTCCATAGGAATTACCATGGCCCTCGCGTTTGCGAAATCCCTAAACGTACCCATCAAGTTTGTACTTTTTACCCTTTTGTCAGTAATCACGGGTATGCTCGCACATAATATTACCGACCTCAAAGAAGCACTACTCGAAGCGGTTGCGATATTTATAGCGATGGTATTTGCCGGTATAGTGACCGTCCAACTTGGTTATGATTTATCCACCCTAGGAATATTCCTATTTTTTTCACTAATCGCTCTGATTTTCGCGCGCTTACTTTCACCCAGTAAACAAAAATACACGAAGATAGCTACGCTTATATTTGCGTTATACGTAGTATACGATACAAATAACATATTACAAAGAAACTATGGTGGGGATTTCGTAGATGCAACCCTAGACTACTTCATAGATATAGTAAACCTTATGCGTTTATCAAACGAAGAATAATCATTTACCAATATACTTGTGCATACTTAACACTATCGAGACCGCCCGCACGCCTATACCCAACGCTTCAGTCTCCAGTAGTATATTAGCTATTGCGGCTACATGCTCGGGTGTAAATCTGTGATCATTGATAAATTCAACCATATATGGTAGGACACGAGTCGTAAATGTCTGCTGGGCTTTTCTCCTTTTTATGTATATTATACGTCGTGCTACGACACGTGTCAATCTCCATGCGTGCCCTAGCACGGGTATGTGCATGGGTTTCCACTACTATTAGTATTCAGAATAATCGTCGTCTGGATCTGTCGCGATTTCACATGTTTTCGGTAATTCTTCCTTCTTCTTACGCGTCTTTTTAGGTGGGGGGTCATCGATCCCATATTCTCGGTGATAAAGAACTTTCTGCCAGAATTCTTCCATAATCGGGAGGTATTTTTCAAACCATTCACGATCCCGTTTCACGTTAACAACATCAAACTCTTCCGGTCTCGGCCAATTCGTCAATGCGGGTTTGTATTGAATGAAATCAGCCTCTTCCAAATCCAAAATCTCCATACACAACTGAAGCTGAGGCATATAATGCTCGGGTACTTCACCCGGTATAATTTGTCTCATGGGAGGACATTTAATCTCGACGAGTTTACCAGAATTAGACACACCATCAGGACTCCCACCGAGCCAGGAGTACTTCGGGTGTGGGCAAAGGCCAATTTCATGTACAACTTCGTTGTGTCGTTCCTCGTATAAAATTCTGGCTTCATCTTCATACAACTCACCGTGTCGGGTAGCTTCATTACCCATGAATTTTTCCCCCTTTCCACATTTTTTTAGTAACAATCCATTAGGAGTGTCGTATTTATTCTTCCCTATAGCAGTCGCAACGTCGCTCGCAGTTAGCATGTTTCCTCGAAGCGCGAGCCATTCCTCAGACTTTTGAGGGGCGTACTCCCTTTCGATTAGTTTCTTCACTGTTGGGTGCATTAGATATTTTACCCTCTAATTGTTTAAGTACTGCACGAATATGTTTCTGTGAATAGACCTCGTTTTGTTGCTTTTTATCGTTTTTGGTCACACGTTTCTTAGGTGTGTAATCGTTCGTGTATTTCATTGTGATAAAAATTACCTTTTATGCGCTAACTTAGGTGGATAAAAAAAGGCTTTTGCAGCGTTTTGCTCCGCCTGCTTTTTATTCTTTGCACAACCGACACCTACACTCACATTATCAACAAGTACGTTAATATAGAATATACCATTATCGTGACCAGCAATTGAGTATATGGGGAGTTCCAACCCGTTTGATTGACAATAGCGCATGAGGTGGTCTTTGAAATTATCGTCTATCATAATTGATTCCATATTCATGTATACCGGATTGTTGTAAATGCGTAATATAAACTCTTTTGCGTGTAAAAGACCCATGTCCATATAGATAGCACCGATGAGAGCTTCAAACGCATCTTCGAGAATTTTAGGATTGTAATTCCAATTATTACGCATACCCTTTTCGTCCATTTGAATCCATTTATATAGTTCAAGTTTTGTCGCAATATCCGCAAGTGTTTCACCCCTTACAAGCTTCGTCCTCGCTTTTGTCAAAAACCCTTCTTGGTGTTGTTCGTAACGATCGTATAAGAATTTGGTAATAACAAATCCCAATACTGAATCGCCTATGAACTCGAGTGTTTCAAACGATCCGTCTAGATTGTCATTCTCTTTTAATGCAGATTTATGCGTAAACGCTTTTTGGTACAAATCTAAGTTTGATATTTTTGTACCAACAAGGGTATCGACCGAAGCGCGGTCAATGATCATTTATATTGAATGGAGATTATTTTTTAAGCAGGTGTTTCAGCCTTGATGTAGTGAGGGCCGAGGTATTTCTGAAGGTTCAAGAATGTAACCTGCACGTCCGCCGGGGGGTTGAGAAGATCGCGAAGCTTCTGGTCGAGGACAAGAACGCGACCGTTGTCGGGGTGCTTGAGGCCGTTATCCTTGACGTAAGTGTTAACGGCGCGAGTTACGAAGCTGCGGGAAACGAGTTTACCCTCCTCAAGACCGAGGAACTCCTGGAGTTTGACAGAAATCTTTTGCTCGCGGTTGAAGCCGTTGTTCTTAGCGCGGTTAGCAGACTTCTCACCGTCGGGGTCGTCTTGCTTAGCCTTGATCTTTCTCACGATTTTAGTGAGCGACTTAAGCTCAGAACGAAAGGCGGTGATTTCGGAAAGGACGGTTTCAATAGTAGCCATTGTATATTATATACACAGGAAACCTTTAACTACATTATATTGTAAAATTTTGTATTCTTAATATAATGGATACATCGTTGTACTCAGTGAGTGCTATAGAACGATACTTTAACGAAAATATGTTTTTTGGAGATGAAAAACTTAAAAAATATTATACTAGAAATCAAGTGGGTGATCTCAAGAAATTCAGGCAACGCATGCACACGAACTACCCTACGAAGGATTTTGAAAAGATGGTTTACGTGTTCGTCACGGACGTCACTAGGGGTATAATTCTAGATACAATCGGCGAACTTTCAACGTTTCTCAAACCAATGGGAAACCTTATCATAAGCGGTGGTGAAGCTTTCAATATGTACATGTCCATGAACGACCGAGTTGTCACGAGTGATATCGACGCTAAGTTTGTACCCACAATTCCGTATAATTCACAATATTTTGGAAAATTACAAGCTGTCAAACTTCTTTTATGGAATAAACTCGGAGAAATTTCTAAAAAAATAAACATTCGAATTAAAAATGCATTACTAAAAACGACACATAAAAAGTTTGTAAAGTTTATTGGATTTGGTTTTAAACAACGTGGACCTTTCGTGACTCGACGATACACACTCATAAAAAAGAAAAAGACTGGGGCGACGAAGAAGCCTAGTAAGGGTGATATATTCATAGATGTTGAATTGTTTGCATTAGATTTAAACATGCGTATGTTTTCCCCTAAAATTGGTCGTATAGAAGACGGAACTGTTGGTGGTATTTTAGACATTCCGTTCATGCGTCCCAAAGAATTCGGGTATGATGTAGCCAAATCATTTAAGAAAGGTATATCTTACAGGAAATATGGTGCAACTAAAATAACACAAAACCCCAAGGTATACGTCGCGAGTAAAGAATTTTTAATCGAAGATATATATCTAATGCAAAAGCTCGGTCTCCGCCCAGAAAAACGAGAAAAGGATCGTCAGCGGCTATTCAAACTTGGAAAAAGTCTGAACGTGTCAATCACGTCAAGAGATAGTATGGAAACCATCTTTAATAAAGTGAAGAGAAAGATACGTCACGTAAAGACTACTAGAATCCAACGTGGTACGGTTAGTATGCGAAAAGCTTTAGACGTAAACCCCAGGAAATATGAGACGTATACGACCGAACCGTCAGTCGAACGTCTTTCTAAGCAAATTGTACACGCCATCAAACCCAGCGTAAACAACACCATAATAGAAGGATACGAAAAAACGCATGGAAATCAGCGATTCAACACGAATAACCTCACGTGGAAGCCAAGCTCTAACAACGCTTACGTAAAAAATGAATTTCCACTCCGCCCAATTGAAGCTAAACCATTACCACCCGGTCTAAATACTCAGGCGACACTATATGGTTTTAAACCCAGACGCGATGGTTGGATACCAAAACCTTTACTTCGAAAAGCTGCAGATATACCATATATCGGTTTAAAGAAATGATACCATAATGAAGTACAATGATTTACGATAAAATCTCCAAAGGTGATGACGGCATCTACCATGTCCGCGCATTTTCAAACGACCGAAAGCGTAACTTTTACCAACTAAACAACGTTCTCGTGACCGAGGCGTCTCCCGACTTTACGATCGCGCTTCCAGAAGGCTGTGATGTACTCAAATCGATTCACGAGGATAATGTCCAGGCTGCGGTTGAAAATAGTGAAGGTTGGTTTGGCCGCGCACTTTCCGGAGCTACTCTTAAGAGTGCATATGTACAAGACACGGGTTCATCAACCCCATCTTCACTCACATGTGAACGCCTCCCCAATACGAAGGTGTTCAACGCATCTAAGGAGGTTGTGGAATTCGATACCGTCAAGACTGGGGATAAATGTGACATCGTCGTCGAATTTTCAGGTTTATGGTTCGCGAAGAAGGCGTATGGTCCCGATTGGAATATTATTCAGGTGAAACTCCAGCCCGAACCCATACCCGAACCTGAGCCCGAGCCCGAGCCCGAGCCCGAGCCCGAGCCGGAACCAAAATCCGAGTTCGACGAAACTTATCCAGAAGACTATATGTTCAGTGATACTCAATAAAAAAATTTGTTCACATTATATAAAGATGAATATGTTCAAGAAGCTGCCCACGGCTAAGATCCTTATGGTTATCGCCGCGGTTGTTGTGGTCGCCGTTTTGTTTTATCCCAAGAAGAAGTCCAAGTATACCCTCACGGATACATCATATGCCCCGTCGGGTTTCATGGTCGGACCCAGCCCCCAAGTTCCCAGTGTTACGGGACAGGGTGCGTGCGAGATGAAGGCGGGTACCGGTCTCGCTTCATCCCTCCTCCCCCGTGAGGTTGCCTCAAAGGAAGATTTCGGGCAGTTTGCTCCCGAAGATGTTCTCGCGGGTCAAAACTTTCTGGAACCCCGTAACCAGGTCGGGTATCCCGAAACCACAGGCGGTGCGCTTCGCAATGCTAACCAACAGATTCGCGCCGAACCCCCTAACCCTAAAAGCCCCTTCACCTGGAACAACTCTACCATCGTTCCCGATTTGATGCAACGCCCCCTTATGTAATTTAACTTAAAGATAAAGACCCCCCATTTATTATAAATGGGGTCTTCATCTACTGATGATCTCACTTTAAGCGTCTCTAAACTGGTAGAATTGAACCAACAGATTAAAGAAGCTCGTGGAGATATTAAAGTGCTAACTCAGGCCGAAAATGTACTTAAGTCACACATTAAAGAACTTATGATTGATAACGGTCTCGACGTCATCAACACCAAGACTGGTAAAATCTCAGTGAAGAAAAGTATTAGACGAGTCGGGCTTAACAAGGGTTCGATTAAAGAAGGTCTCAGTGTATTCTTCTCAGGTAACGAAGATCAGGCGGAAAGTGCCTTAAAGGTTATCATCGATAGTTTACCAACAAAGGAAACTTCTTCCATCTCCATCACTGGAGCCAAAAAAGCATCATAATGGTTTGGGAACAATACGTTTACGAAGCACATGCAGATCTCGACGCATATCTAAGTGAAGATGACGAGATTCATGATGATTTGAACACTAATATCGACGACTGGGAAATTGAATATTCGGACGAGTTGAACATGATGTGGAACATGATCAATACGCTCATGTATGACGCACAAATCGAACATACTGGCCTCTTTTGTGATTTCGTTGAATTTTGTTTTGTCGAACATAATCTATATCAAGAATGCGACACGATTGGTGACCCATGGTACCAAGAGCGACTCGCACATATTTGGAAGAATATCAGGCGAGTCGTGAATCAGAACAGTCTTCATGAAGATATGATGAGGGGTGCAAACTTTTACCATTTCATGCACTATGTTAATAATTATATGGGCATATATTAAATGCTTCCTAACCTCACCTCTCAAAAGGTGGCGATCCCCGCTGCTCTATTCTTGGCGCTCAGCCCCGGTATGTTGTTGAAAACTGACGGTGTTAAGTTTTCCACGAAAAATGTCAGCACCGATCGTATGACTGTACTGTTTCACGGTCTCGTGTTCTTCCTTGCGTACTCTCTCATCGCTCGTGCGATTGGGTTGGTTTTGACCCGCACGGATATTCTTGTCACGACCACTCTCTTTATGGCTTTGAGCCCAGGTATGCTTCTCACGATCCCCCCAGGTCAAATTATGTCAGGTAATACGTCCCGCCCCGCCATTCTCGTTCACTCCGTCGTTTTCGCGATCGTCTTCGCTATTTTACGAAAGCAATTTCCTCAGTTTTATTAAATGATACCATGGAGTATCTAATTCTGGGGCCCGCTTCAATGGGCATCTTCTCCATGTTGGGTAGTTTAATACAACATGAAGACGAAATAAAAAGTATAAAAGAAATTTCAGGTGCATCCGCGGGTGCTATAATAGGTGCATGCATGGCTATCGGTGTACCTTTAAATGAAATATTACAAAGGTGTCTGGATGCAGACTTAGAAAGGTTTACAAAATATAGAATTCATACACTTTTCAAACACTATGGACTTATTGATATGGATGTGGTTAAGGGGGCGTTGATAGACCTTTTCCAGTGTAACCCAACGTTTAGGGAATTGGAAAAAAAATTATATGTGTCTTCATACTGTTTAAATAGGGGACGTACAGAATATTTCTCGATAGATACACACCCCGATATGCCCATTGTAGACGCTGTATGCATGAGTATTTCTATCCCGTTTTTAGCTTCGGCAAATGAGCACAATGGTATGTTTTACATGGACGGGGGGATCCAAGAACGTATACCTGTAACACCGTTCGAATATAACAAACAGGATAAAATATTTTGCGTTAAATTGAAATCAGTTGAATTGTATTTCGAACATATAAAAACATTCAAGGACTATCTAAGTATTCTGCTATCTTCCATTCTACGTATACGTGCGGATATAAACTCTGAACAATTCGGTAAAACTATTGAAGTTAATACAGGGGAGTATGATCTCTTTTCGTTTACCATGTCACACGAAGATAAACTACGATTATTCTTTATGGGTATGAATTCGTAATTTATTTTTTTTATACGTTTATAACAATATGGATGTGTGTGATCCCGGGCAAGATATGAAAAATATCAGGAAACTGGTATTGGTTCATACGGGTAAAAAAATAAAAATAAATCGTGACGAGGTCTGTGAGATATTTAGGTCAGCTAATTTGGGTAAATTACCATTACCACCTCTTGGGATAACCAAGGATAAGCGTTATTTGATGGACGCGAAATCACAGTTGACGCAGAATGATTATGAAGTGTTATTCAGTTCTTCATCTGTTTCGGCAGAGATCAAACGCCTGGCCAAAAAAGTTGGACTTATTAACGTCGATAAGTCGATAAATGAACTCAAGACCGCGATCGGGCGAAGACTTCATGGTATGAAAGTGCGTGAACCTGTCAAGTTGACTGGCGGAGCGCGTGCTATAAAACGAGCGTCTACCACGAATAACAACGTGAACAACGCCAGTGTGAACAACGCCAGTGTGAACAACGCCAGTGTGAACAACGCCAGTGCGAACAACGCCAGTGCGAACAACGCCAGTGTGAAAAACGCCAGTGCGAACAACGCCAGTGTGAACAACACCAACCGTAATGTTAGTGACGAGACACCGAGCACTAATGGAATTAAGGTTGGTCCAGTTGGAAACAGGGTTGAACCGAGTGTCAATATCCGGAATAACGCTAATAATTACCGTAAACAGGCTTCGAACGCGTTAATTAGACGTAGACGGGAAAGTGCTGTTAAATTGATACAAGGTGCGACCACAGTAAATGCGGTGAAGAACACCAGTTCCAAGCGATCTGTATTCAGTTGGATGTTTGATGGTTCTAAAAAAAATGGAAATACGGTTACACCGTCGACTGTTAACCAAAACTCGACTGCCAAATTCAAACAACTGCAAAACAGTTTAAACAAAAAGCAGCGCGAACTTGAACAGCAACAGACAAATCAAACTAAAAAAATCCAAAACGCTAGGAATGAAGTGGAAAAGACAAAGGCTGTAGCTGTAGCGAACGCGACCAATGAATCAAGACGCGCGGCCAGTGAGGCTCAGAAGAAATTGGAAGAAGCGGAAGCGACTGCTAAAGAAATTACGGTTAAGATGAACACCGTTAAAGCTAACGCGGAAGTAAATAAAGCTGCTGCATTGAAACAAGCTGAAAATAATAAAAATGCTGCATTGAAACAAGCTGAAAATAACAAAAATGCTGCATTGAAACAAGCTGGAAATAATAAAAATGCTGCATTGAAACAAGCTGGAAATAATAAAGCTGCTGCATTGAAACAGGCTGAAAATAATAAAAATGCTGCATTGAAACAAGCTGAAAATAACAAAAATGCCGCGCTAAAGGAAGCCAACGCTGCGAAAAATAAAGCCATCGAAGAAGTTAAATTGGCGGAAAAGGAGGCTGCCCAAGCCGCTACCGCCGAGGAAAGGGCCGAAGCGGCTGAAAAACTTAAAAAGGCACAAGAAAATGTCACACAAGCGGAATTGAATAAAACTGCGGTCATCGAAAAGGTAAATGGTAACATGCAAAAGGCTAAGAACCTTGCTAATAAAAAAATCGAACTTTCGAGATTAGCTGCTAACGCTGGTGTGAACATTTCGAATAAAATAAACGCCATAAACGCCAATACGAATATCAACGCATTGCGTACGGAAATACAAAACAAGAAAAGTACCGCCAACGCCAACCTAAAAAATAAACGCCAAACACAACTGAGTAATTTATTGAACAGTTCCAATGCGTTAAATAACCAGGCAAAGATGGGCTTTTTACAGAGATTTGAAAAGGGTGAGAATTTTAACACTCTTATGAACTCTGCTCGGAAAAACATAAAAAATAAATCGAATACCAACCTAAAAAATAAACAACAATCCCACTTGAGTAATTTATTGAACAGCTCCAATGTGTTAAACAGTCAAATGAAGGTCAAGTATTTGCAGGATTTCGAAAAGGGTACGAATTTCAATACTCTTATGAACAGCATCCGGAAAAATATAAAAGCTAATTCAAACGCGAAACTCGTGAACGCTCAACAAAAAGCTGCAAACGCGAACGTGTTGCGGGAGAGTTTGAATGCAGCGAAAGTCAATTTAGAAACCGAAAAGGCTGCGTCGCAGACCAAGATTAATGAAGCGACAGAAGCAGCTAGGGTGGCGGAAAGGGCAGCTGCAAACGCTAATTCGGCGAACGAAAGAGAGAAGGCGGCTAAAAATCTTCAAAACGCGCAAAACAAATTAAAAAATGTCCAAGAACAAGCTAATCAAACCAAGAAGAATTTAAATCAAGCTGCAAACAATGCGCAAGCTAAACGGGTAAAAATGATGGAAAAATTGATTAACAACTCAACACATCTTACGAATGCTAACAAAATTACTTACACGCGGCGTTTCTCGGAAGGTGAAAAAATTAAAGATCTAGCTGAGGAAATACGTGAAAAGTTGGCAGCTAATCAACAAAAGGCGCTTAACAATGCGAAAACTGCCGCCAATTCCAACAAACAAAAAGCGTTAAATAATGCGCAAGCTCAAGCTAATACTAATAAGCAAAAAGCGTTGAATAATGCTAAAGCTCAAGCTAATACCAATGCGCAGAACGCTGCCCAAAAAGCTGCGAACAATGCTAGGGCTGAGGCTGCCAAGATCAACGGAGTAAGGCGGAAAGGTGAAGCCCTGAAAAATGTAAAAGAAACCCTTAACCGGTACAATAACACACTTGGCTCGAATACATGGCCAAAGGAAAAACAGAACTACGTAAACACTTTTAACCGGGGTAACAAAACAAAAAATCAGATTGTAGGGGAACTCGAAGCTAAAAAGGCTCAAAAAGTTGCCAACAACGCCGAGGCTGCCAAGAAGATTCAAAATGAAGCTAACGCTAAGAAGGCTGCCAACAACGCCGAGGCTGCCAAGAAGGCTGCCAACAACGCCGAGGCTGCCAAGAAGGCTGCTAACAACGCTGAAGCTGCCAAGAAGATTCAAAATGAAGCTAACGCCAAGAAGGCTGCCAACAACGCTGAAGCTGCCAAGAAGATTCAAAATGAAGCTAACGCTAAGAAGGCTGCCAACAACGCTGAAGCTGCCAAGAAGATTCAAAATGAAGCTAACGCTAAGAAGGCTGCTAACAACGCCGAAGCTGCCAAGAAGATTCAAAATGAAGCTAACGCTAAGAAGGCTGCTAACAACGCCGAGGCTGCCAAGAAGGCTCAAAATGAAGCCAACGCTAAGAAGGCTGCTAACAACGCTGAGGCTGCCAAGAAGGCTCAAAATGAAGCCAACGCTAAGAAGGCTGCCAACAACGCTGAAGCTGCTAGGAAGGCCAAGAAGAATAAGAACGCGAACGAGTTGAGTGTCTTGTTGAATAGTTCTAACGTCTTAAACAATCAAGATAAGGTCAAATATTTAAACAGCTTCGAAAAGGGTGCGAATATCAACTCCTTGATGAACACTGTCAGGTCGAACATAACGACTAAAACAAATAAACGAAACGCCAATGCAGAGGCTGCTAGGAAAGCCAAGGAAGAAGCTAATGCAGAGGCTGCTAGGAAAGCCAAGGAAGAAGCTAACGCCGAGGCTGCTAGGAAAGCCAAGGAAGAAGCTAACGCCGAGGCTGCCAAGAAGGCTCAAAATGAAGCCAACGCCGAGGCTGCTAAGAAGGCTCAAAATGAAGCCAATACCAAGAAGGCTGCTAACAACGCCGAGGCTGCCAAGAAGGCTCAAAATGAAGCCAACGCTAAGAAGGCTGCTAACAACGCCGAGGCTGCCAAGAAGGCTCAAAATGAAGCCAACGCTAAGAAGGCTGCTAACAACGCCGAGGCTGCTAAGAAGGCTCAAAATGAAGCCAACGCCAAGAAGGCTGCTAACAACGCTGAGGCTGCCAAGAAGGTTCAAAATGAAGCCAACGCTGAGGCTGCTAAGAAGGTCAAGAAGAATAAAAACACGAACGAATTGAGTGTCTTATTGAACAGTTCTAACGTGTTAACCAATAAAGATAAGGTCAAATATTTAAATAGTTTCGAAAAGGGTGCGAATTTCAACACTCTATTGAACACTGTTAAAGTGAATATTAAGACTAAAACAAATAAACGAAACGCCAACGCCGAGGCTGCAAACGAAGCAAATGCCACGGCGGCAATGGAAAAATTAAACAAAAATACCAAACTTCAGGGAAACAAAAATCGCAAAACGCTTTTGAAATTATTTGAAACTACGAAAATAAATAAAAAGGAATCCGATGAATATATAAACGCTTTTGAAAAGGGGCGACAAACCTTCAAGGAAATCAAAGAAGATATAGTCATGAAAGCTAAAAGAAACTCGTTTGGTCGGAAGTTGAACTCAAAACCGACCGAGACCGTAAATAATAATGCTGAAATGAAAGCCTCTGCGACATTGAATGATTTAAATGTCAAACCTAAACGAAATACACTCATGGAAAAAGCTAAGAAAGAAGTTGCACAAATCGGTGGTCGAATCGGGAAGTGGGGTAATGCCATAAAGGGTGCCAATACGCTAAACAAAGTGTCAAATTTAAACAAAAAACTTAATAAAAAATCAGAATTACGTGATGAAATTAAGATAAGTAAACTCGGCCCCATCAACAAGACCGGCCATCGCGTGAAGATTATGCAGCTCGAAAATAACGTGGGTGCCAGACGCAGAATATTCGAACAACAATTGACGAACCTCGCACAAAAAAATAAAAAGAAAGAACTTTCGACCCACATATCACGTATGAACATTTCCAAAGCAAACAAGAATGGATACAACAAACAAATTAAACTCCCCAACGCTAACCTGAATATGATTCGTGCGTCCGCGAACAAACAAGTTTCGAATAAAACTAAAGTCATAGACAATCCCCTATTCGAGAATAAAACTAAAGTCAGAGTCAACCCCCTGTTTGAGAATAACGGTGAAATATCAGCTGCCGCTCTCGCACCTGTTAAAAATAAGGTTGCTTTGCGCCTCGGTGGAAGGGCTGCTGAACCTAGACCCCCAGATGGACCACGACCCAATACGCTAGCCCCCCGATCATTCAAGGGTGTAGTGAAAAATATGCGAGAAAAAAAGGTTATGAATGGAGTTAGGGTTGCAGCCAAGATTGCGAAGAATCAAAAGGAATTGTCTGAGGCGACTGGTGCTCAGAGAATTCAACTGGCTAGACAACAGAGAGCTACCACGAATAGAACTAAAGGGGTTAACACAACTACAGCTGCTAGCCTTTTGACTACTTCGTCTCCAACTAAGTCACGTCAGCAACGTCGTATGAATGAAGCTGCGACTAAAAAAGTTGCGAAGCAGGCCAATACTAAAAAAAGGCTCAATAATCAAGCGACCAGGGCTAAAGCTCTCAAGGCTCTAAAGAGAGGTTAAACCTAAGTTGAAATAAAACTTGGGTAATACACGTTAAAATGAATCACTCTAAATTCATGAATGAGGTTATTAACTTTATCAGTCATGAACTTACGACAAATGATTTCACGTCATGGGGAGACGAAAGTATACGTGAGCTCGCAGCTATATACAGGAAATATAGGGGGGGTAAATATGCGTTTGCCGACGCGTCACGTATTTTATTTTTTACAGACAGTGTGCGTGAAAATGACAATGCTATAGCCATGATAGAAACTTATATAAGTTGTAATTAAGACGTGGAGAAACGAATACTTTTTAATATCATACTATAGTAAATGACAACAAGTACTCTTATGAAAAAGATGAAAAAAAATCACGCAAAGCAGGTGAAGAAGCTTAAACCCGGTGCGCGTGTGACACCAACCCTTACAACCGTGCGACGCTCACCCGTCGTCCAAAAGACTATCAAAAATCTTAACAAGGCCATTTCCAAAATGAAAGCTGTACAATCGGAAATTAATTCTAGACGCGCTTCCAAATCCGTCGTCAAAGTAACAAATACTGAAAAAATATACATAAACGAATTCATGAAAAAGATGACCACGACGAATAACGAATTGAAGAAACTGCGTAATCTTAATGTTTAAATATTACCGAAGCGCGAAGCCCAATACACGTATCTGTTTATGTGTAGGTACAGATACGGGAAGGGTTTCTGTTTTCACACTATGAACCCACTGATGACCATCGAAAGCCGTCCATTTTATAGCACGCTTTTCGATGGCTTTTCTACACAACACACATGGCAAGGATATTCCATCCCCGTGTATTGTTTTTCTCTCTACTACCATTTCACCGTATTTTCGGTGTAGCCAATTTGTGAAATTATTCCGGTCCGTGTACCCTCTCTTCGCATATTCTCTGTAAAGACGACGGATCATCTTACGTTCGGCGCAACATATACTGTCACTGATAATTTCAGGTCCTTTTGACATGTAACATGTAACCAGACAATACTTCATTACCCCACCATGTATTTTATATGGTGACACTCTTTTACTTAGGTTATTCTTTACACCGTACCCCGTGTTACTTATAAATAAATATTTCATGAACGTCGCGTATTCGTAAAACATAATCCTAGGTGCATTCATCATAAAATCAACGCCGATCCATGTAAAGCGAATTAAACAGTGAAACGTGTCAAGGTCGACATATGCATATTTTGACATAATATAATTAAACCTTTCTTGCATAAAACATAAACAATCTGCAAAAAGTGTTATATCATCGGTCGTGTGCAAATCGTCAACGAGTTCGTCTATGAGATCCGCAAAGAGTACATCCTTTGCTCGCCTATCCCATAAACGTTTCATCTGAGTAATACCCTTAAAACATATGGAACGCCGACATAGTGGACACGAATCCGAACCACGCTCATACCATTGCTGTGTACACTGGTAACAGAATGCGTGTTTGCATATAAATTGACACGTCGCTTCACGGTCGTAACATATCGGACATTCACACATTTTTACAAAACATGTAAACTATGTACGTATACGTTTTTACTTAGGCTTTTTTTTATCACCGAATATCGATGACAGTATCATAGTTATTAAACATGGAATAATCATGATATACTATACCGTATTTTTTTAATTAAAGATGTCACTCGAGTATTATAGATGGATGTGTGTCAGGTATGCATCGAGTCATACAACAATATTACACACAAAAGGGTTTCATGTCCCTTTTGTGAGTATGAATGTTGTCGAACGTGTTGCCAGATATATTTCTTGTCAACCCCTAACAATACACATTGTATGAATTGTAAACACGAATTCAATCGATCATTCGTGGATTCCTTTTGTACGAAGCGATTCAGAAATATAGAATATAAGAACCATCGCGAAAATGTATTATTTGAGAAGGAATCCGCGAGGCTGCCCGATACACAACCCTATGTGACACGTATTTTGGAATCCAGGGGGTTACAAATTTCATTTATATACATGGTGGAATTACTGAGACGTACTACACTCATGGATACATTTAATGGTCGTATAAAAGATGTGGTAATCGAAGTGTTACGAACGTATATCGTGAACATTTCTGAAAATATACGTTATTTGAGGACTGTTAAAGTTCCACAAAATACAGACGTGTTTACACTCAAATGCCCTATAAGCGAATGTAAGGGTTTTTTATTCGACGACTGGAAATGTGGTATATGTAAGAAGGTATTTTGTGAAGCGTGTCACGAAGAGTTATGTGAACACCACGTTTGTGATCAAAATGTGGTGAAAACTGTCAAATTATTAAAACGCGATACAAAACCATGTCCCAAATGTAATGTACCTATACACAAGATAGATGGTTGTTCCCAAATGTGGTGCACCCAGTGCCACGTCGCATTTGATTGGCGAACCGGGTTAATAGAAACTGGGCGTATACATAACCCACACTACGTACAATATTTTAAACGTACACGAGATCATTCGGATATACCTTGTGGTGGTTGCCCCACATATCAAGAACTGAAACGTATTAACACTAAACCGGAACTATTAGATATTCATTTAGAAGTCACACGGTTACAGAGAGAACTCGTTATTAGATATGGATACCTATACGAAAATCATCATCATCTCAGGATCAAGTATCTACTTGATGAAATGACAGATGCGCAATTCAAACGCGAGCTACAGAAACGTGAAAAGATGAATGATAAAGTGCGTGATGTTCAGGATATCTACAGAATGTTCATAGATACAGTTAGTGACGCACTTCGTAAATTCATGTTATTCCCCGATACTGTGGGCGAAATACACGACGAGTTACGAGATCTCACACTCTACACGAATGAGGTCATAAACGATATACGCAAGCGGTATACGTCGCGTTTACCTTATAATATTATATCATCTATTATCAAATGAGAAGGTCGTTACTCATAATCACGGCTATCGTGATATTATGTATTTTATACAGACCAAGGTACCATCAACCGCGGGTGTATAAAAATTTGTTTTCACCCGAAACATGTGATCATATACGAAACGTCGCTTCAAAATCACTTGAACCTTCGACTGTTTCAGAAGACCGCGAAGTTGACACGTCTATACGTAAGAGTAAGACGGCGTGGTTAAACCCACGCAATGATAAGATTGTCAAACGAGTCATCGAGAAATGTGCATCATTGACGGATAGATCACCTAAAAATTGTGAACAGTTGCAAGTACTGAAGTATAAACCAGGTGGTTTCTACACCGAGCATCAAGATGCATTTGACTTAGATATAGAACAAAACTATCGTTTGTATACATGTATTATAGGCTTAAACGATGAGTACGCAGGTGGGGAGACGAATTTTCCAAACATTAAAAGAAAATATAGACTCGGTAAAGGCGACGTTCTCGTTTTTAATACTTTAAATGATTGGGATAGATTCACAGATGATGCGTTACATTCAGGTTTACCGGTACAATCGGGTGAGAAATGGATATGTAATTTGTGGATACATAAACACAAATTTAATCCAATGGTTTAAATACCTGAGAGTTCCCGAATCATACCAGCCCTATTTTTTACAAATATAACATCTTTGCATTCACCGCCCATAATGACCATAGTAGGGTCGTCGCAAATAGTGTTACGGTTTTTAAAACGCTCACATGCGTATTTCGTTTTAGTCGTAATATTCATGTCACCACTATACCCGACGAACGTTTGATCTATCTGTCCGTTCATATCACGTGTAGTCACTTCTGATTTTATACAATATTCGCCATACTTACATTCGGATATGATACTAACCGGTGGTGCGATGTCATCTACGAATGCTTTGTTTCCCCCACCAAACCTTCGTTTTAATGATGCAACTGGGTAAAATAGTAAATGTGTCAATGTAGACATGTTTACTATTTTAATAGTTTTTTCGTTTAAGTATGTTTTCAATCGACGATTATATATATATGTGTTTATATGAAAACTTTAATATCTTAATTATAATATATGGAACTTCCGACATATACATATGACCTAATGACATCCGAAGAAAGGGATATTGTATCCAAAGATTTTACACATCCAGTTGTCATACGTGGGTTTTACAAACCCAAGGCAATAAAAGTCGGGTTTGAAGGAGTTACAAAGATGTTCGGTGACGCTGACATACCCGTAGAACTTTATAATACAGCGGACACATCTACATCATTCGGACCTGATGGGTTCGACGATATGTCCATTCCAGACTTACTTAAATATTGGAAGAAAGATATATTACCTTCTATATATTGTGCAGAAGTTGACCTTTACGATCTTGAGGATAATGTACTATGGGATAATAATTGCCTTTTAGATAGAACATTACAAAACCCGAATTTAGAGTCAAGAAAAGCACTGTCATTACTATTATATTTGGGAAATAATCATGCGAGTGGTTTACATTTACATGTTTCTCATGATTATATATTGAATCAATTGTACGGAAGTAAAACTGTATATATATTCGATAATTATGAAAATCCTAATATTCGCAAGAATCGGTTTTTCCAAGTAAACAAATCTAATTTTGCTGACGAGAACTTTTTTAAGATGGATCATAGCAAAATGAAAGTATATAAGGTAATACTTCAACCGGGTGATAGTCTATTGATTCCACCGTGGTATTGGCACGCCACACAGGGACATGGTATTAATACATCTATCACACAAACGTTCACTCGAAAAGATAGATCATACTTATTAAAAAACCCAAATCTCATATTTGATTATTTCATAGATGATTATAGGGATACTTTACCATATTTATTTATCGTTATCGTTATTGTTTTGTATGTATATGTGAAACGTCGGGCACTGCGTTAAACCTCACCACGTTCAATGAGTTTTTTACGGTTTTCCATATGAAATCCTTCAACTAGAGATTTATTTTGCGCACCGTATGGCACCGCGTAATGATTATCAACCAACCACTTGTTCACATTCGTCCATACTCCGTCTTCCGAAACCCAAACCTCTCCGAGCACGCGACCAAACTTACCCCTAGAATCCGCTTCGGGACATCTGAGTTCGATTTCAATATCGTCCTTCTCAGATGCAACAGCCTTTAGACACCATTCCTTGAGCTTCTTCTTCGATATGAGACCAAACACCTTTTCCTCCTTATCAGAAGTGCGAGATTCTGGGGTGTCGATACCTAGAAGGCGGACACGCTGCTTCGTACATACATCGAAGCCGAGGTCTATGTTTACGTCAATAGTATCGCCATCGACGATCTTCGCGAGCGAGGATACACGATAGATAAATGTACAGGGTTCGACGCTGTATGAGGACATTTACTTATTTTTGCTTTGTAATCTTTAAGGTGGTTGTCTTTTTAGCATCTTTCAGATTCTTACCACCACCTTTGGGGTTAAACATTTTCTTATGCGTCTGCCAATATTCTGGTGCGCCGACCCTGAAGTTTGTTCGCATTTTCGCCTTATACCAAAAAACACAATCTTCAATTCTATTACTCTTTGATGTATTATCAAGAACTATACACTCGTAATTCTCGGTACAAGCGTCCATGACCTTATTGAACATGTCAAAATTTGGGAATATACCAAAGAATGATTTGTATAGCTTTTCGCGATTCTGTATGATGTTTTCTCGTAATATAAACACGTAGTCCACGTTGGCGCGAAGTGCTGGGGGTAAATCCATACAGTATTGCATGGTCAGCATGAAAAATATCTTCCAATGCCGACCATTCATGAAACATTGCCGAATGCACGTATCTCGCATAAATTTATTGTCGTACATACAATCATCGAGAAGCAGGAATGCACCGCAATTCTTCTTTCCCGCACCCACTAATTTACGTTGCCTGTCCATGACCCGTTCAATCGCGTCCTTGTCGTAATCACCGTATATGAAAAGGTCTGGAATGTACTGTTGATAATAATGGTTACCTTCTTCTGTAGCAGAGAGTACTATCCCCGCGGGTAGATGTTTTTTGTGCCATAATATATCAGTGACAAGAGTCGATTTTCCCGTGTTACGCTTACCTATGAAGACACAAACCTTGTCATCGGCCATCACCTCCGGTTTGAATTTGCGGAGTTTCAAATCCATCTACTATAGTGCCACGAATTAATTCATAAAATTTTACTCACATGTATTAAGAATGGCGGGGCGTGTCAGACTCGCTGCCACTGGTATTCAGGACCAATGGCTCACCGGCGAACCGCAATTTTCATACTTTGTGATGAACTATAAAAAACATACTCGCTTCGCCACAGAATCTGTTGAAATACCATTCGGTGGTGAAAAGAAGTTTGGTGGGTACGCGGATCTTAGAGTACCGAATAACGTTGGTGATCTCGTCAGGAGCATGATGTTGAAGATGACACTCAAACCCCTCCTCGAATCATCGGACGCCCTGGTGTCAAATTTATATAACACATCACTGACGTCAAATATAATAGAATATGTTGACCTGCGTATAGGTGGTCAGACCATCGAACGTATAACAGGGGATTATATATACATGTATAATCAATTACATAACAATACAGACGATTTAGAACAAACACTTTACTTTCTTGGTGGACATAACAATCACTTGGATGTGTCTACTTCCTATAATACATTTTACCTCAATCTTCCATTTTACTTTTTCAGGCATTCGAGTTTGGCGATTCCCGTATGTGCTATAACTAAACAACTTATCGAAGTGTATGTCAAATTTAAGGACGCGAATGATACTGTGAGTTTCACGTATACGACGTCAGGAAGTAATGTTACTAGACGATCCACATCAGACGCTGTAATTCAGGACATCTCCTTGATTACTGATTTCTTTTTCATAAGTGAAGATGAAAGGAACTTTTTGAAGACACGTCCAATGGAATATGGAATTACACAGCTCCAAATGTCCACATTACCGTTCAAACCCAACGAAAGTCATAAGGCGGGTATGTTAAATTTCAAACACCCTGTAAAGGAATTATTCTTTATAGCTAAAGAAAAATACGCCCCGGAACAGACGGTAACACTTAAAGACGTAACACACGTTGATGAGAGTTTATCAACACGATATACGTCAAAGAGGTCCGATCATAGAAAGATAAAACGAGTCGTACTAAAATGTAACGGTGAAACTATGATAGATCGTGACGGTTTATTTCTATCGTATCAAGAATCGTTGAATAAATATACTTCATACCCCGATCCAGCCTATATATTTTACATGTATTCGTTCGCTCTTAAACCTGAGGAATATTACCCCACAGGGCAGGTAAACATGAGTCGTATTTCACATAAAAAAATTGAGATCGAATTAGACGAAACATCGTCTACGAATAGAATAGATGTCGATATATACGCAGTGAATTACAACATATTACACATAGAGAGTGGATTAGCGGGTTTAAAATTTTAAAGACTAATAATAGAAATGGCGGGACGTGTTCAGCTCGCTACGAAGGGGGTACACGATGCTTATTTTACCGACAACCCCGACTATTCACATTTTATAAAAAGATTCAGGAAACATACCAAATTTTCTGTATATAATGTCAAACACGATCTACACGGTGAATGTACATACGGTTCAACGTTAAAGTGTACAATACCAAGGGATGTTGGTGATCTGATGACATCTGTGCGAGTGTATTTTGAATTGCCAGCACTTTACGACGGTGCGAATCACTATAAATACATAGAATCTATAGGTCACGCCCTTATTCAGCATGTGGACATGTTCATAGGGGGTGAACATATTCAACGTATACCGTCTGATTATCTACAGATTTATTCCGAAAATTATGTCACGCAGACGAAACAGACGAACTTGTCAAAATTAATTGGTAAATTCCCACTCGATTACTCTGGAACTCGGGTAAACAATTCGACAATAAAAGAGTATCTGGGTGATGCGACGACTACGCGGCGATGTATCGTAGACATTCCATTTTACTTTTACCGGAATCCAGAACTCGCCATACCTTTATGTGCTATACAGCAACAGGAATGTCATTTTGAAATCAAACTTAATGAACGTCAGGACTGCATTTTAGGACTACCAACAACTGTAAATGTACCGGATTTAAGTTTCGCTGTGACTGCAAGTTATGGCGCCTTTTATATAGGCAGTGCTATAAAACCTACGCTTACATTACAAAGGGGATTTACGTACACGTTCGATCGGACTGATATTTCAAATGCAACCCACCCCCTTAGATTTTCGGAGAGTTTGGAAGGGCCCGCATATGCTGTTGGCACGGATTATCTGTCCGATCGCAGTACGATAACCGTCGACGACAACACACCGTCTACATTATATTATTATTGCGCGGTCCATACAGGAATGGGTGGAACAATCAATATAATAGATAGAGCAACCCTTTATGAACCTCATATAAATTCCATCGCACTCGAAACCGAACTCGTCGCACTCGGTGACGAGGAACGTATTAAGTTACGTACACTTAAACGAGATCATATCATCACACAAGTACAGAACGAAAATTTTGCAATCCCAGATTCAACGAGTTTGGAAACGCAAGAACTCACATTTAAAACAGAATTTGCAAATCCGGTAAAGGAGTTGTACTTTGTCATAAAACGTAATAGTTCTACGATATTTGATTATGATCATACGATGCAGACCATACAGATAAACGGTAAACTTGAGTACATTAATTACGAAAATTTGAAAGGACTCACATTGTCCTTAAACGATGAAGAGCCTATTAATGATATCACAGGAAACGTTATAGCACTCCGCGCAGTTCAGAGTGGTATACACCATTCTAGAACACAACTGTTTAGGCGTTTCTATTCATATAGTTTTGCACTTGAACCCGAAAAATGGTATCCAACTGGACAACGCAATTTATCATTGGTTAAAGAACAACGACTAAAATTACTTTTAAATGGAAAGGTCGACGAAAGGGAGCTTAGAGTTTACGCGATCAATTATAACATATTGAGATACGAAAATGGAGGGGCACGACTTCTCTTCGACAGTGGTTCAATCAGCAATTGAAATTATAACGCCCGTCATGGAAGAAGCTGTAGTTCTTTCAGGGGAATACGCTAAAGCATGTGGACGATCAACAATTCTCGGGAAGGATATGGAATACTGCATGAAATATTGCGCGATGCACTCCGTGGGTAAGAAAATAGGCACTTATTTTCCAGAAATATACGAAAATGAAGATGATTCATCTGACGAATCTGACATAGAAATCGTGGATGACGAAGAGAGTTTATTTGAACCATATTCAGGTGACAATATCCAAATGCAGGCGATCAACCAGGCGTATGACGCATGGGAAGGTTGGAAGCCTACCAATCCGTCAGAAGAAATGATAAAAAATGCTATTGATAGTAATGAACACATCGACCCCTGAGGGTTGGTCTGATAGTAAATATAAATCATTCAGGGCACGGGGTGATTCGTCATCAGATTCGGACACCGAATCAGATGACGATAGTTCTATACAAAAAATTAAAGGATATAACGGACAAAAATTTAAAAAAATATTAAAGGTCGAAGATTTGATCCCGGAATAAAATCTTGTTTTATATTAAAAATGTCCGCCGACGCCACCGAAGCCCTGATTGCCATCTCCCGTGAACTCGAAGCACAATCGCTCAACGCAGTTGTCGCCGGCTTCTCGTTCGCTGCGGCGCTCTCGTGGATGGACCTCGTTCGCTGGTCTATTCACCAGATCATCAAGGTCCAGAAGAACGGTGGTCTTAACTATGCGCTCACCGCCCTATTCACCACTCTCCTATCAGTGGTCGTATACATGGTGATCTCCAGGATGTCTTCCCGTGTCAGGAAGCCATCCCCCGCCGTCTACGCGGTCACCCGCTAATTGGACGTCTTGGTTTTGTAAGCAGGAGAAATACTAACCCGGTCACGATTATTATACTTATATACACAATCGGTGTCCACCTATCCGGATCTTCCAACTCAGGGATGCGTATAGGTGTAGGTAGTGAAAAGTCCTTTTTCACTTTCGGTGTAGTAGTCAATTTATCAGTCGAACAATTGATTTCTAGTTTTAAAACGTGCGTAGCGTGTCTAAAATCATATGGTATGATCCGATTGTTGCTACTATACAAAAATTGTACACGAAGACGAGAAATCGTCTTTTGTACACCAGAATGAAAATAGTGTTCAACTGCATCATCTTTTCCAGAAAAGTTTGTAGCATCGCCACATAAAAGTATTCGACCAGTGTAAAATGGGTTGTCAGAAAAAACAGTTTTATTGAATTCGTCGGAACCACTGCTGAGTTTCACAATAAGTGCGTCTGGACCCTGTAAATTTATACTACCGGTCGTGAGTGTGTTTCCACTAGACGAAACATTACTCGCTGGAAGACCAAGAATATCATGCGGTGTTGTGTATCCGTTGTCCAATTTAGCGTACCCATTATGACCCCCGTAGAATTCAAACGTAAACGGTGCAGATCCATTCATAGTTATACTATTCGTCGTCGCATCGTACAAGGCTGACGTGACGACGGGGATTTTTGTAACAATTTCAGTCGCCAGTGTTTTCCCACTATAATTGTTATTATCTAGAGTAATCACCGTGTTATTTACGGAAAATGAATTATTTCTCTCGTGGATAAGCAATTGACTGTTGTGGATACGTGCAGAAATAAGAGAAATTTTACTTACGTCGTATATAGGTCTTTTTAATTCAATTTCATAATCCCCTGTGTTAGGAAACACGACTGGGTCGCGTTCACTACTATCTATATCTAACGTGTGCACGCTCATTAAAATATATGGATAATATTTTAATGGGGGTTATTTCACGGTTCTGAATAAATTACCAATACTGCTGAGCGTATGGGTTATTAGCCATCTGCTTCTTCGCCACGTTCAGGTTTTCTTTATGTGCGAGAGGGTTCATGTGACCCTTATGCGCGTTAAGTTGATGATACGAATTATTCTGATATTGTTGCGTCCAACCACCAGCGACGGGGTTAACGCGACCATCTATCCTGGTAGTATCCGTTCGAAGGGCGGTAGGCATACCACCCTGATTGAGAGGCCCCGCACGAACATTCATGCGCCCACCGTTACCAACGCGGTTCGCCTTACCACGTCGATCGTCGGGTCTGAAACCATATTTGTTAAGTTCTGCGACGGTGTGAGGCGTCCCATATACACGTGACTCACCAATCTTAACACCGGGAGCATTGAGATAGCCGTGTGCGTAATGGTTGATATCAGGCCCAGGTTGATTGTTGTATTGGTATTGTTCAATATTACCATCTTTCTTGTTACGCGTGGGGTCCATGGCTAACGTGGTACCGGAAACAATACGCTTCGCTCCAGAAAATCCAAGTGCGTCGTCACGTGTCCCAGTCTCAGACCGGTTTGTGAGACGCTTGGTATGTTCATGCTCACCACGTGGGACGACACCGTTCATACCCTGAGCACGTCCAAACACTTCTGGGCGTCGAGACGCAAGATCCGCCGTCTTTTCGGGACGATTTTGCGCAAATTGTCCCATCACACCACGTCGACCACCCTTAGTGTCAGCGGCGGGTCCCGTTCGGCCGGGTAAAGTTGTGAGACGATACGCACCGACATTTTCGGGATTGACACGCAAAAGTTGTTGATATCCACCGGCGGCGGGTACAGACGCATCTATACCAAGACCCGGGCCTACGAGTTGTTTTTCAACAGGAGATAAATTATTCATGCGCCCGGTATCGTACATTCGGTCTCGCATGGTGAGCATCTCTCCACCGTTTGTTCTAATTTGGGGTGCTATATCAGCAAACGACGACAGTTCAACTTTTCGCATGGGAACGCGTTCATCGGCTTCACTCATGATTTCGGGCATTTTAAGTTCAACTGGGGGCTTTGGAGTATATACTCGGGGTTGTTCTGGTTCATATGTTTCCGAGTTTCGATCGCTCAATCTCTTTCCTACATATGCCAAACCGGCGACCGCTAGTATAGACACTGGATCAGCCATTCTTACCTGTTATTGAGATTTTTAATTCTGATATCTTTGTGTAAATATCGCGTTCTGAATATCGGCACGCGTACTCGCGGGCTCGTATGTCATGCTTCTAAGGGGGAGTCCACACTCAATGTGTTGGAGGGGGAAATGATTCTTCTCATACGTCTGAGAAACAATTTTGTTAAACTGACTCGTAGATTGGGGGCGTAAAGCGTCACTCGTCTCGATGTGTTCGGCTGGGGCACCCTTACCGGCCATGAAGGGAGCCGTTCCGTAAAGCATCGTATTGGGGCGAGACCCGTAGTTCAGGGAACTCGGCTTGGGGTACGAAAATATTTCTTCGGTCGCACACACCGGGGGGGCTACTGGGTTGTTAACGATTTTCATTCCAGGTTGGAGTTGATACGCCATTTATTATTACATGAGAATATTATCTAGACTATGATGCGGACAAACCAGATCCCCGTGTCATACCACTCCTTTTATCGCCGGCAATGTCAATTCCACCGAAAGCTTCCAATTGAACACCCCTAGCGTTGGGGCTGCACGTCATTCCATCAGACTTGCACATGGGAGCGTTCTTTTCACCATATAACCATTCCGCAAACGCTGTCTGATCACCCGGTATGTTCGACACTGGTGAAGTTACAAATTGGCGGGCATACGCGTTCCTCTGAATATCCGGCATAGACGACCGGGAACGTGTGGGACCATACGGGATATTTTCGAACAGTATATCGTTAATATCATTACCCACCGTCGTTACATCACACGCAGATGGCCGGTCAGGGCGATCCGTGTAATCGCTCATGAGTACATTTCCCATGGGATTATCTTGTGTGGGTATCTGACACTGCGAATGATATTTACTCGTAGTTTTAGTTGGTCGAATACTACCTTCTTTGATCATATTAGATCTTTCCATTACATAAAGAACACCTACACCTGTCATACCGAGAATAAACACCCGGATGTCACGTTTAATTAAATATAGAATGCATGTGGCATATATCAAAAAACGAGCAGTAGAGTTCACTCGCTCTGCTGCACTCTGTTTTTCAATTGGCCAAAAATTAAGAATTTCATCTTTATTAAAAAGTTCTTTCGGTTCGCTAAACACCGACCGAGTCGCCATTTATATAATAAACTTTTATTTTTTCATCATACCACCGAGGAGACCCTGCATAGACTTCATGAGCTGAGACTCATCAATATCACCCCCTTCCTCCTGAAGTTTGTCGGCACATTGTTTAGCGACACTTTCAATCATGGATAGCGTCTCGGGAGGGATAGACGTGATCGTGGTACCGAGCATGTAAAGCGTTTGAATATACTGCCAGATAGCCTCTCGAGTGTTGTCCGATGCAATAGGCCAAATGTTTTTGAGATTGATATCTTTTAAGAAATCGATGGTTTCCGCATTTTCAATAAAAAAGTTCTCGTCCTTCGCAGAAATTTTATCCATGTGAGGTGCGATAGCGGCCATGAATCCGTCGACTACAAGCCTACCATTGGCAGAGCGCAGAAGCTCAAACGCGGTCATGTACTTCTTGATACTCTTCTCCTCTGGAAAAGACATGTGAAGCTCGGCGAGAAACTGTCCCATCATATCATTAAAAGCAGTAACCGAAGTCATTTTCTAATAGTATGGGGTTAATCTTTAAGTGATCTATTTAAAAGGGGTCGGTTGATATCGTTTCACGTTTACCAACACCGTTCGAGATTATGAAGTATATTAATATAGCATTTAGGATAGCCGGTTTTACATATGCACTCGTTGTTAAAGCACCTTCGTCATTTAAACGGGCCTTTCCGTGAATATATAAAGCGGTCAGAGATGCGGCAATGAGAGCGGCCGAAGTTGGATCCCTAAAATATTCGTCCATGTCCATATTTAATAGCTAAGTTTTTTTGTTCTGGTTTCAGATGCATCTGGAAATAAATCTTCGCACTCCTCCTCCTGTGACTCTTGGTGTGATCGCGTCGAAGAAATAGTTCGGAACTCGTCTTCAAATGGGTTTCGTTGAGAGTCAATCGGGCCAGCAAGTTCACCCTCCTGATGTACAGGTTCCATACCCGAATCATCTACGGGGTCTGGGTCGAAATCTGGTATAGCCCCGGGTGCAGGTACGGGCTCTTCAGCACTCCCCACGGGGGGTTCTTCTTCACCACCTACCGGTTCCTCGTATTCCTCAACATCGTCGCGTGACATATCCATTTCCTGCGGATTTATGATATCGTCAGTATGGTCGGTCATGTACGTCTGAAGAATTTCCTGTACGGGAATGAGTTCTTTCACTGTATTTTCTACACATAGAGCAAATCGATCATACAATTGATCATTCCTCGCATGTTCAGATTGATTTTCGGCGAAGATGTACGGGTTTTTGTATAAATCTTTTGCCACATTCTTGTAACAGCTATGAATAAACACTTCATTCGTGGGAAGTTTCACCGATAATTTCTTAGTTTCCGCACTGAGACGCACGGCCGATAAGATTTTCACCGAACTCACAAATACCGCAGCGACGAGATTCTTGAACCACGAGCAGCGGTTCGCGATATTATCGGTGTGTTGTTTCGCCATGGTTTCACTCCATTCGGGTACGTCACGGAGCACTTTTTGAAACATTATCAACACTTTACGCCCCTTGGACAATTTATGGGCCTCTTGGTACATATCGTCGAACACGTCTATCATGATGGGGCACATAAGAATTGAAAGTTGTTCGAGGTATTCACGTTTAGCCTCGACTAAAATGTTCAGGTTATCCATCTATGATATGTGTAACTTTTTTTATTAACTGTTTCCCGCATTCCCCCTGTATCTATTCGCAGCTTTACGTAGGTTTATCAGTGATGGGAAATCTTCATCATCGTTTTCCTGTGGTTTTTTAGACACCTTCTTCACTTCCCATGAAATATCTAATACTACATCACCTGTTATCACTACCTGAAACCCATTATTTTCCAATTGCCGTTTTAAATATCTCGCCGCTTTGTATTTGTCGAATGACGGATACCCAACGAGATATGAAGGTATTTCTGCAATTGTACGTTTTCCACGGGCGTCGACCGTTCTGCGTATTTTTCTAGAGATCTGTTCATATATCTTCGTGTACGTCTCCTTCTTCATTTGATTTCGCTTATCCGTTAAGCGTGAAATCTCCTCGACGGATATCATTACATTTATTTAGACTTATTTTTGATTAAATCCAACTCACTTTGCTCAAACGTGCCGAAATCTATAAACTCACTACCCCGAATAGACGATCCAAACGGTGTAGTATCTACAGGGGGAACCACCCCGAGAGGTTGTGTTCGGGCACCTTGGATTTTCACAGTGTCAGAAACGACGAGTATATCTACAACAGCCGAAAATCCAAACGAGAAACCACCCTGACGCATGAACATGAACATACATTGATACAATTCGTGATTTTTGGTTTTGTGTTTAAACCCTTTAACACTCGTGGTCTCGATGATGTACGTGCATAATCCAGATTTTTCTGAGACGTATTTATTTGACGAGAGTACAAACTTTTCCATGAGATCATTAGAAATACTGACATTTTCATTTTTTCGGTACTCGCTCATGTTTGGCGCGGAATCATCGAGAATCACAGTGTGTACAGGCTTCGTGTAGCCCGAATACCCGAATTTTTCTTTCGTCCTGGACATCAAGTATAACACGAGAGCTATCAAAAGAACGAGAATGATTTTTGTCATTTAATATATAGGTATAAAAAAACTTGTGTGTTATTTTTGATTTTTTTTTGCGAGAATACAACAGATATGTCTTTGCTATTGTACAGTCCAAAGTGTAAACATAGTAATGATGTCATAGAATATATAAATTCTCATTCACAACTCAAACAAATTGTGCGATACCATAACGTAAACGAACTTGGTATCCCCCAGCAACATCGCAGTAAGATTGATCGAGTTCCAACCATGTTGACAAAGAATGGGAAGATACTCGTGGGACGTGAAATCCACAACTGGCTAGAATCTTTACTACCCGTACAGGAGCTGGATACGTGTGGGTTTAGTTCGTTTAACATGACAACTTTAGCTGGAGAATCTAACAATCAATTGTTCGGACTCGATGATTATGGTCGATCGCTTCAACCTGCGATGACACCCGAACTCCAAGAGAGGATAAGTCGTTCCGTTTCTGACGCGTATACTGATATAAAGAAATAAGAGTATCATTACCGAGAGATGCTAAAGCTATTAACTATCCAGGCGAGTGCATTTAAATCCACATTTGAAGTCCTCAAAGATATACTCAACGATGTGAACATATATTTTAAACCAGATGGAATGTACATCGTCACACTCGACACTGCCCGTACATCACTAATAGATATGTACTTGTCGGCCGATAATTTCGAGGAATACTCGTGTACAGAAGAAATGGAAGCTGGCATCAACATGTCAAACATGCACAAACTCCTCAAGACTATCACCAATAATGACGTGCTTGTCATGTCAATCAATTCAAAAGAATTTATGAACCTGGAGATTCACAACGAAAATAAGAAGACGTGCACTAAGTTTGCTCTTAAATTACTCGACATCAATGAAAATCAAATCGAAGTTCCAGACGTCCACATGACGATGAATACATCTTTACCATCAGTCGATTTTCAACGCATGTGTCGTGACATGTCCAATATAGGCGAGGAGATTGAGATTATGCGAGAAGGTAATAAATTAATACTTTCAGTGAATGGCGATTTCGCTAACCAGGAGACTGTCATCGAGTGCACAGAAGAATCGCCAAAGATGAGTGGTGTGTATTCACTCAAATATATGAATATATTTACGAAGGCGACGAGCATGTGCTCAACTGTGCAGATCATGCAGGAGGAACAAAATAGATTTCTCGTGTTGAAGTACAACGTGGCAAATCTAGGAGAGTTGAAATTTTACTTGGCAACTAAGGTATCCGAAGATCAGTGAGCCTCCCCGTTTCGGTGGACACATATTTCGTGATTCCAAATGCATTTTTTAGTTTAATTATTGGTAAATTCTTCATGGTTTCATCATTATACCATAACATATCCCTTATCTTCATATCACTCTTATAAAAATCGTTATATGGACCAGCATATCTTCCAATCTTGGAGAGCATGTCTTTTACTGGCTTGTCATTACAATCCATTAATTGCGCACTCGATAAGGGTATATGAAAATGAACACCCATCGATTTCTTTGGGGGCCACGTATACTCTAGGTCGTACGATAAGAATTTATACACTTTGTTATTGTACCAAAATTTACGGCGGACGACGGGGTTTATAACACACAGTGGGGGATCGACGGTATCATCAGAATCTTTGATATCCACATAATATTCAGACGAATTATCGACCCAATTCAAAGATTCCCTTTTCCAGAAAATACTATATATATCTTCTACATAGTCTTTTGACTGGTCGTATTTATATTCGATACACGTACTTATTATAGAAAAATCATTATTGTGAAAAAAGAATTTAATGATTTGTTTTATATTATAAATAGCGTTAATTAAAAACGAGTGGAGTAATTTCATTACTCTAAATGGAAGGTAATTTTTTAAGTAGATATAATAAACGAATAAATGAATGGATGGAAAAGATAGAAAACGATCCCAACAAAAAGTCAGCGTACGAATCGGAAATGTCGGACTATATCATGCGATGTATGCCTTACTTGAAACAATATACAGATGAATCCATGAAAGAGACCCATACAGATAACGTGTTTAATTGTAAAGAAACAGTGGGATTACAACGAAAAGATATATTTGTCGATTACCTGATAGATGTCGAAAAACAAACACTCGACAGACCCATAGAACGATTCGTGACCGTGTGCTTGAAGTGTCCAGATAGTAATCTTTTTCATTTTAGCGATACGAGTGATATTATATGCGATGGTTGTGGCGCGGTCGTCGAGGTTGTGATAAGTGAAGAGTTGACATACAAAGAAGAGCAAGAGACCTCTGAAAAAATAATCAATTATTCGTATAAACGCGATAACCACTTTAACGAGTGGCTCTCACAATTTCAAGCACAAGAAACGACTAGTATACCGGTAGACGTCATAGCACAACTTAGGAATGAATTCAAGAAGATGAAAATCAAACTGCTCACGGAGATTACACATGCACGAGTCCGGGCGCTCCTAAAGAAATTGAAACTTAATAAGTACTACGAACACGTCCCATATATCACGAATATACTGAGTGGGATAAAACCACCTAAAATGCCCAAAGAACTTGAAGAACAATTGAGAATGATGTTCAAAAATATTCAAAAGCCATTCGATGATAATTGTCCATCGGAACGTAAAAACTTCCTAAGTTATTCGTATGTTTTGTATAAATTCTGTGAACTTCTAAGTGAAGATTCGTATCTACAATACTTTCCACTTTTAAAATCAAAGGAAAAACTACACCAACAGGATTTCATTTGGAGAAAAATTTGCATTGATTTATCATGGGAGTATATCCCAACAGTTTAACACAAATGGGTGTCATAGACGACAGTGCATATGATACTGACGGAGAAGAGGAGGTAACAAGTGCATACACTTAAAGGTTATACACAAGTATAATATAGTATATGATCCAATAGCTCAGTTGGTTAGAGCGTGGTGCTTATACATAGTATATATTAGTGAAGTTACATTCACATAAGGCACGCCAAAGTCACGGGTTCGAGCCCCGTTTGGATCACTTTTTAGTTATATTATATTTTGTGTAACTAAAAAGTGATAGTATAGTATGCGGTACGGCTCCAGTGTTAGGACGTCGTTTAAGATACGATGGAATTTAAGTGGGCTTGTTCACGATCATCATGTAATCCCAAAACAGTTTAAGATACACCCCATTGTCCATAAATATGGTTATGATATACATGCGAGTTCAAATATAATAATGATGCCAACACTACATGGTAAACATGTACTCAATGTGAGAGAGGATCGTCTCGTACATTCGGGACCACATCGCAAATATAATAGTTATGTCGAGTTTATGTTAAATTCTATAAAAAGTGAAGACGATTTAATTATGTTTGTTTCATTTTTAAAAGAGTCATGTAGATTTAAGTCTAATCGGATTCCATGGTAATTTTTAATTAAAGTTACCCAAGTTCCGCGTTCTTGATATTCGTCAATTGCCCTAAAAGTATACTATTTATAAGGCGCTTAGAGATTTAAAATGATATATAAATATATGGCGATTGATAAGACTCAGAAAGACAAACTCACCGATTCGGAGAAGAAGAAGATCAAACAGGCGAACAAGGCGAAGGCGAACCCTGTTAAGGCTGCTGAGAAGAAGGAAAAGAACGACGCGTGTCGGGAAAAGCGAAAGGAGGAGGGAACCACGAAATCGTTTGCTTAAATATTGTTAGACCTAAATTACAAAATAGTTGTTTTATATACATTTAGTATGTGTATATAAAATTCTAATCAGAATCCATAGTAATTTTTTTAATTTCAATCTTTCCATTTTTCGTAGGTGGAAAATTTATCAAGTATGCCGTACGTATCCCAGTCAATCGAAGGTAATTATACCCCTGAATATCAGCGTGTTCACTCAGCGATTTTACAACTTTAAATTCGAGTATTATTGATTTATCTATGACAATATCGGACCGGAGATTTCCTATGACATGCCCATGAAATAGGATAGGTATGACACGCTCAGATTCATATGGTATATTTCGTTCTCGTAATACGATTTCCATGGCGTTATGATACACGCGTTCACTATATCCCGGACCGAGTGTATCATAAATACATGTAGCGAGTTCTTCTACATCCATGACTTGGTAAAGTATCATTCTTAATCTTTAAGGTCTTGGCGCATCATAGAGTCTTCAAGTTCGTCAACTTCGTACCATGCGAGATGACACTCATACGAATTTTTAGTCGCTGCACATATTTCGTGTGCCTCTTTGATAGCTTCCTTAAATCTCAGGCGAAGTCGGGGGTTATCACGAATCTCCTTTTCGGGTTGAATGAATGGTTTATTGTATAGAGTATCTAGAACATTTACCCGAATTTTATTCAGTTTGTGGTTGTGCAGCACCCCTCCAATATGTGAGCATGTAATCGTCATGTGTAGTATATACGTTTTTATATTTTAATATCATTCAGGAAATGCGGCATGAGTACGATGAAAAAAACTAGTATCATTATATAATGTCGGATATACCAACTATGAATTTGTCGGAGAATGCATCTGGAATGGTTCCAATCAACCATTCTACATCGTTTATGCCTGAAAATTTCCAAGAAAAAAATGTGGGTGAAAAGAAAGATACTATGGACTCCACGCCAATCTCCGATATTATGGGTCAACCCCAACCGCAACAGCAACAATTTAACGAACCCCCCGCTATGGCTATGGATCCTCGTATGCTCGACGCCCAACCCCGTGTCGAACTCCCCCGTCAGGTCACCTCTACCGGACCACAAAAGTCGGAGACTACTAAACAGTCTAAAAAAAACCCTTTTAACCTTACCGACGATCAGTTTCACGCACTTTTGGTAGTCGCGTGTACCGGTGTCGCTGTTAGCAAGCCCATACAAGAAAAGCTTGCGAACACGGTTCCTAAGTTCCTGAACGCACAGGGTGGACGCAGTCTGGTCGGTATCGCATCAACTGGTGCCGTGGCTGGTATCATATTCTTCGTGATGCGTCGTTATACCTGAATAATAGCTTTACCTTGGGTATAGTAAGTAATAAGTAAACCAATCATGAAAGACATCATCACTACAGCCGTGGTGAGTGCCGTTTGTTTAGGGTCTTTCCCATACTCTTTGAAATTTTTCTTCAACTGTGGCCATATTCCACCTTCAGTTAAAGCAATTAATAATAGAGTTGACACTGCTATGGTAATTCCCAAACTCCCCTTCGACATACTCAATAGTAAGTTGTTATCACTCAAGTATCGCAACATTATGGGGTACACGGCGGATAGTAGAGTCATATTTACCCAATACTTTGTCTCTGCGCGAATAACGCTCGAGCCAAACATCAACCCAAACCACGGAATGGCAGCCTTTACAATATCAGCAACCGATGGACTGATGAACACAGAAGTCATTTATAATACACCTATATTATTTATCACGTATCTTCTGACCACAGAACGGGGTTGTCTTACGTATTGATTCATACACACCTATAGCTACAGCCTCATTCTTCAACTTTTCGTACCGCGCCCAGAAATCGTCACTATGAGAATACTCCCTCACCATAGAATGTGCGAGCTCATGTAATAAGACGTGAAATATTTCATTTGGTGTACCGTCTATGCATATCCCAATCTCCGCACCTTTGTTTGTGTTATAGCCTACGGCCGATGGTTTACCGGTGTGTGCAACGATCGGTATTTCGCGATGTAACATATCATAATGTGGGTCATTTGTCTGTTTGAGATGTTCCCTGAGTATCCTATATTTCTCTTTCACGTCTACAATGCGCTGATCGTTTTTCATGTGTGTGAATATTAAAAAATTAAGTATAACTAACACGATTCGTAGTATCATTTTTATATACGAAGATAAATTTACTGTATAATTCAGAAATTGGATTCCCTTTTAATCCTTCCCATGACATCAGTGAAAATCCCATAGTCTCCAAGTGTGTTATCAATAAGTCTTTATGTGCGATAGGCTCAGATTTTGGACCTTCGGCGTAATATGGTGTGTCGATTAAATGTACAAATAATTTTTCACCGAAATTACCACTACTTGTTTCTTTCATTTTAAAAAAATTTCCACTTTCGTCGAGGTATGGTGTTTTAAAAATAATTTTTTCGGAATCTGGGAGAATCCCCATGAATATACCACCAATTTTCATACGTTTTTTTATTTCGTGAAGTGTACTCGTAAATAATTCACGAGACTGAAATATGTAATGAAGTGCGAAATTATAACACACAATGTCGTATTTTCTATTTGGACACACGTGTATATCACCGTGATAAAAGTTGACACGCATTTTCATATTCTTTGCGCGTAGTTTGGCTTCCTCGAGAGCTTCATTCGATGGTTCGCACATGTTTATATTGACACCGACACCCCGCCATTTTTGAAGATCTCCACCGAACCCACAACCCACATCGAGAATGCTGTCACCTTTTCTCGCACATTTCTCGATGAGTGTACGCTTCTCATCATTATGAAGTTTACGAAGTTCTTCCATGATAGTATTTTAATCGAAAACTTTAAACCACTTAGGCCAACTAAATGTATTTAAAGTTTCTGGTGCATGTAAATATATAATGTCTCTCGAACAAGACTATACCACCGTACCTGGGCAAGTGTTTGCGTGCATCTCATTCGTTGGTCCCGAATGTCCGCAAAAGAACGACAAGTTTGGTGTTAAGATCCGGGGTGCTTTTGCTACGCGAGACGAGGCTGCCAATCACTGTAAGCGTCTTCAAAAGGAAGATTCGACCTTTGATATCTACGTCGTCGATATGTACAAGTGGTTACTTATCCCACCTGATCCGTCAACGATCGAAGACGCGCATTACACGAACGAAAAGCTCGAGTCGTTGATGTCCGGATACAGGGAGAATCAGGCTATGGCCGCGAAGATGTTCTCGGAGCGTAAACGAGACATGATCGGTACGACGCTCGGAGGTGAAACCTCATTCATTAAACCCGGTGATGAAAATTCCCAATTTTATTCCAAACCCGATGAGGCTCCCATTTCCCACCCGGCCGACATCATCGAACGCATGCAAAAGGAAAAGCCAGACGCTCCAATGGAAGAACTTGTAAAGGAGGCCGACGCGATGGTAGCCGCCGAGATCGAAGAAAGACGCAAGAAACGCGAGGCAGAGGATAAGGCTGCGACGACAATTGAAGAGGGAAATGAAGAAGAAACGAAGGAAGAGGCTTAGATATAGTAACAATTTTTAATACACACTTTTAATTTATAAATATATATACATCTTTATAAATTAAAAATACTTTACTTCTCTAAAGAAAATATACATATTTATTTATTTTTTAGGGATATACTTTGATCGAAAGAAAGTGTTTGATATTTTTAAAAGTTTTTAGATTGAAAAAAAATAACTATTTATAGTATGAATTATAAACTTATTGGATTTATATTCATTCTGCTCATCATTTTTTCAATAATAGTATTAGTAACGGTAGGTGACGAGGATAGTAAAACTTCCACTGTCACGGCCACAGATGTATTAAATGATAATTTAAAAGATCCTGTTATCGTGAGTAGAGCATATTTTACTAGTACATTAGATGGCCCTATCGGTACATTTACTGGGTACCCATCAAGCTGGGCGGAGGATAACCGGCTGCATAGTTTTTCCCATAAAAAATCCTAAAATGAAAGCTACGAATATCACGACGTATGCCGTTTTATCGAGATTCGAAAAAAAGTCGTTATTTTGTGGCGGTGGGTAGAATTGTGGTGGTGGTTGTGGGGGGTGTTGATAATAGTATGATGGGTCGAGCATCGACGCGTTTACTTCTTCATCGTCCTTTACATCATCATCGAGGTCTCTATCAGGGATAGCAGGTGTATATTCAATCGGATTACCTAATTCAGTTTCCATATCTATATTAAGTAACTCATTTTTTTAAGCATCATCTTCCTCGTCGCTCTCACTAGCATCATCGACGATAAAATCTTTAAGATTACCGTTTTGATCAGCTTCTTCGTCGTCATCGTCACTAAAATCCTCTTCGTCACTCTCACTCATGTCAGTGTCACTCGCAACGTAACTCCCGTCATGTTCCTCTTCCGCAAAGTCATCTTCTGGTATCTCGTTGGGTTCATATGAAACGGGCTTTTTAGAGACACGCCCCGATCGGGTTTTGATTGAAGTACTCATATATTATGTAAAGACTCTAATCTTTTAAATGTATTTAGGTTTAAAGTTTAAATCTCTATTAATAGCCTCGTTCATTAAAACACTTTCAAATTCATATCCAAGTCGTTGACTGATTTCGGCAATTTTATCCTGAACATCTGTATCTATGGGTGACATATACATGGGAATATTATTGAGTGTCTGTATAGCCTGATGTAACATCTGTTGTGATTCCTTTACGTGCTCGCGTTTCTTTTTCGCGAGTTGAATAGTCGCGAAAAACGAACTGTACATTTCTTCATTTATTCCCGAATAGATATGCGTTTCTTTTATGATATCGCTAACTTTATTCATGGACGTGTCCACGCTCGTGACTTGTGAGATGATAAACATGAAGATTACGATGAACAGAAGTGTGATCATCTATAATATCTTTGTGATTTTATCTGTAAGCATATGTTTGCGCCCTTTGCAACATGTTCGCTCAATTTCTTTTTTCGTAATTTTCATCTTAATATTCGGGGCACAGCAATCCACACATGAATAATCTGTGAACACTGTATACGTCTTACCCTTTTTAGTCATACTCAATACACGTGTTGTTTTATCCCCAATCATGTGACGATTTATAAATGATTGTACTAAATTTGTCAATTCCATGGGATCAACCTTCTTTTCTTCTGGACACGCGGAACATATCGTCTGTGACATCGAAAACATCGGTTGTTTGTAGCCACCCGTATACATTTTATTGTAAATCTTATCCGGTAAAAAATGCTTTCTTCCCACAAAGTCTTTACAGAATCCGGACTTTCGACCCCGGTTCGTTTCACATAAACAAAAGCATTTCTGCATGATCACATTTCCCTGGACCATAAACCATACATGATTCGATGCATGTGTACGCCCCAAATTTTCACAGTACTTGGAATTTGTAGAGATTAAATAAATATTTTCTTTTTTATATACCCTTGTCACTTCGGAATTTGATTGTCCATCTAAATATTTTTGAATAAAATCCTGAATAGAGCTGATAGTCTCTTCATCTGAAAATGCATCCTTCATATCTTTAGGGGTAAACGAACCCTCTTCGCGTTTAGAACCTTCGATGATAATAGGAACCATGTTTTGTGTCCGTGTAGTGGCCATGTGTAATATATCAACGCTGGGCTTTGCATCAAATATGGCGTCGAGTTTTGACGTGACTGAATTATACATAAGAACCGGCATGTAAATACCCTGCGTCACGCGCCCACTATTGTCACACGACGCACAACCACGACCATCGCACAGTTCGTGTTTCGCACGCTTATACGACCATGGCATTCGAAACCCACTTCCACGTACGTTACGTTTACCATTTCCATACACTGACGTGTCGACTATATCTTTCCACTTTTTTGTGGGAAACATGAGTGAGAGTGACGAAACGATATGTGAATGTAAAGCCATAGCGGATCCGTGATCGACGACAAAATTCTGCCAATTGACATGGATACCGTGTTTGATGAGACCACCGACAGATTTCGGTTCGGCGACCGACACGAGTGCGTTTTTACCACCCAGTAGTGCTACGCGGTCACACATGATTCGTACAATTTCCTTTAGACGGTCAAATGGTAATTCTTCTTCATCTTTATAGTCCATATCCACAAAAAAGTTATATGTGTCCGTCTTTTGTTCGACGACGAAAATTTTTTCACCGTCGTCTACGGCGCGTACGTACTCTTCATAAAAGTCATTCAATTTATCAAATGGGACAGATAGTTTACCGCCATCCATGAGCACATGTGATAAATTGGAGTTGTTGTAAAAACCTTGTCGGCGACACCACGACTTGAACATGTATACTTAATTTATATTGTTTTTTATTTTTTAATATTCTTCATGCCATATCGAGCGACGGCATGAGATGTCTAAATATTCTTCGTCTGATTCAGATAATTCTTTTTTAAGCACGAGAAGTTCGTACACAGTTTTTTCTTGTACACCTTCTACATACGTATCAGCCTCATCGTTCGTATAGGACTTTATAGTCATAAGAATATTCTTAATCTGCATTAAAATGTAACTCTTTGATTTCATTCTTTAATATAAAAGGATTTTCTATCCCGTGAGGACACGCAATTATAAAATTCATTATTCTGAATGACATTCTGTATTATTCTATCCCATCGATGTCTCGAATTAAATTCGGGAAGTGTATCGAAACTCATATAATCATTTTCATCGTATGCTCGCTTTACATGTATTTTCTTCGTATACATCTTATACTTCTCTTCATTAAAACGTCTAACTAGTTCATTCTGTTGCTGTCTTGTATAATCTACATACAGTATAAAGACTGTATACTCGAGTTCGACGTTTTCACTCTCCTGCACATTGAATGTAAAAGATGTATATTCTCCATTCTTGAGTGAAATGACACCCCTTGTCTCTTCTCGCAATTCGCGTAAAGCGCAACGGAGTGGGTAGAATATTTCTCTTCGTTTACATCCACCTGTGACAAATATCCACTCTTTAAATCTTTTATCTCTAACGGTTAAAAACCTGGGTATGTTTTCCGCGAAAGACACGGGTATAGCGATGGCCTTATATTTCTTCATGGCTCATTGCATTCTATAATTTACTGATACTATTATATGGGACTCACTGCGCGGTGTTTGCCACGGGTTGAATGGCGTTCATTTGTGACGAACGAGCGACTGATTCTTCCTGTACCTGGGGGGCGCTTTCCTCTTCTTCATCATCTTCGAACTCGTCGTCGTCTGCGGAATACATGTACGAATCGTGCTTGTCAACGAGATTCTTCATCTCGTAGAGATCATTCTTGGTTTTACCAAATTCCCTGTACATATACAGCGTCGCGACAATGCACACGACGACCGCCGCAATAACGGCTGTATCTCTATCGAAAGAAAACATCTTATATGATAGATACAACCCTTTTTTTTAAGTAGATATAACTGCACCTAAATAATTTGTTTTATTTTGGGGACAGTCGTACCCACTCTGTCCAAATTGGACTTCGTTATAATGTCCATCTTTACAAGGTGCTGGCCCCACAGGAATGTACTTCTCGAGTGTTCTCGATTTAGGGTCATATGTAATTATAAAGATGAACGCTACTGCGAATAGCAAAAACCACATGGTATTATAAGCGGGTATTTAATTGGAGTACATGAGACCAGCCATACCATTTTCGATGCGAAGAATGTTATAGTTCACCGCGTACATGTCAGTGTCAAAGGTGCCGATATCGGTCACGAGACGAGCCGAATCGATACGACTGAAGTTGAGCGTACCGGTGGGCTGAAGCTTAGACGTGTCAAGGCAGAAAGGGTAGAGGAAGTGCTCAGAGTTGCTCGCCTTGAGGCTCGAGAAAGGCGTAGTGTAGTAAAGCGACGCGGCCGTGTAATGGGGCTTCGCGAGCTTCGCGTCACCGACATCGGTACCGTTAATTTGAAGCTTGACCTTACCATCGGCGAATCCGATCGTCGTATCTTTGCGAGTCGCGATGAACTTGATGGGGTGGTTGTAGTTGAGCTCCTGAATAGTCGACTGCGAGGCGATCGACATTTGGGTCTGTGTGATGAGCATGTTCTGGGGGGTACCCGCCATTGTGGACCGTTCGTCAGTGTCGAGGTAAATGAACTGCGCGTGCACTTCAAAGTCCGACTGGGGGAGTGTATCACTACCCCAAGAGATGCGGAGCTCGACATCATGGTACTGGAGCGCCACGAGAGGCAGCGCGGACTGAGCATTTTCACAGAAAGAGAATCGGAGTGGGTAGAATTGCGACGTATTTGTACCGTCACCCGCCGCCGCGAACGACTTGGAGTAAGACTGCGCAAGCATGACCGGCGCGATGTCTTGAGAAAATTCAGAAGTGTGCGTGTCGATGACCTGACCACCGATCAAAAGTTCAACCTTTTTGATTTGAGCCTTCCACTGGGTGCGGGTCAAAGTTTGGGGTGCGCGGTTGGAAATGTACACGTAACCAACGAGATCACCCTTACGCTCGAAGCGCACAGTTGACATACCATTGGCAGTGGGGTTACCCTGGATAACCTGTTTCTCAACAGTTTGTGCAAAGTTAGTGTGACGTCTGTATGACGAACGGAAAAAGGAAACCTCGGGCTTACCCACGATGTGAGCGTCCTGAGCACCAATGGCAACGAGTTGGGCAATACCGCCGGACATTTTATATTATACTACGTTTTTTTTTAAGCATTTTAAAAATGGGACGTGAGGGTGAATAGACTCTATGAGAAGTAATGAAATAATACCAACCATTCGCAAGTTCAGTTTCGGGTTCCCAAAAACCGCGAATGAATCCCTCGTCTTTTGGGTTTGCTGTGGTACTATCTCTGTTCTAATTTCTGTACACGTGTGAGGAGTGTCATCACAAGAGTTTCGAATGTAGCGACTGTAGCTTGATTAGCCTGAACTTGGGTTTCCATCTTAGCAACCTTAGCCTTTTCGGCTTGGAGGTCCGTTTTCAAGATATCTAAAGTGGTCGGTTGAGATTTCCATTTATCTTTGACAATGTCTGGAATGATCATTACTATATCATCACAAATTATCCACAGTGATACGTACACCCAACGAATGCTGCTAGGTATACTTCCTCATTAGCCAATGCCCTTGTCGTATACTCTTCCTCTGATATTTGTGTGCCGTCGGGGAGGAGGTATCGGAGTTTGTATGGTGCCTCAGTTTCACCAGAATCTTCCCACTGGAGCTGACCGTGTTCATCCAGGATGTTAACATTTTCGTCATATTGTTCGCGTGTATAAACAGCTTGCACATCTGCATCTAATTTAGTATACTCGGGTTCTTTTATGAAATTATCTTCGTGTCTATAATAATTCACAGTTTTGAACTCGGATTTGATTTTATATTTAATACGAGGTGTTACTTGAAAATCACAATTCATGGTTATCTTAGCCACCGTGTAATTCGCCAAGAACTCTGAATCTTGTTTCATTCCATAACCGGGTATATGGGAAGATGTCACGTAATCGCCGGATGTGAGCGGGCCATTTTGATTAGAAATCCACATAGCACCTTCACCTAGGGAGTTGATGAATATTCTATCATCACCTTCTTCCTTAATGAATACCGATGTGACACGCCCAAACTTATCCTCCCTATATTCTGGATCTTCTGAGCCGGATACAACACCAAACACACTTTTATCATATGCTTTGTTAGTCACAGAAACGAGAGGAATTGTCTCATTAATTGTTATAGCATCTAACCCACGTTCAACACCTCCGTTCACTTTTATATTTTCGTTATTATCTGCCGATACGATGAGACCTATAAACGTTTCTATGTTTGTAGGATTCACACCTCTCACTATATTTCTGTGTTGACCAGTGAACGTATTTATATTAAGGTTTGTTCCCTTCGACTGGTCATTTTCGAACATAATGACCAGTTTGAGTGGATTTCCCGTCTCATTCGTGTTCGAGAACCAGTATAAATTCTGATTCCAATTAGTTGCGTTATCTGAACCGATCCACCAATTACCTGAACCTCTATACCACTTACAATATGTAGTAAACGTAGTACCGTTTATTGTCGCTGTTTTATTTGAATTTATCGTAAACGGAACAGCTTGATCGATACCATTTATACCAATCGACCCACCTCTATGCACGGCAAACAAATCAGATGTCGTATTAGATGATTTTACTTGGAACGCGTATGTTGGGTCAGTACTCGCCACATCAGCCTCAACCACGAGACGTGTTTTGATACGCACGTGATCGCTACTTCCCGTTCCATCATTTTCAGCCCCCAATAACAAAACGCCATTTTCTGTTGATGATATCCCCGCTTCACCGTAGTTTTCGTTATACGTTATGTACCCATAATCTGATGTAATGTTCACTTTACTCGGAAAAACAATACTCGATGAACCACCACTATTTCCGTGTTCCAGTATGAGAGTTCCGACATTGAGACCGTGAGATGTTCCAGTCGTTTCGTAAATATGTAATTTACCATCAGGACTATCCGTCCCGATACCGACGTTGCCTGTGGTTGTGAGAGTACTCACAGAGAAAGCTTGGGTCGTAGAGCCAGCTAGTGCCGCAACCCCAAGAGAACTTCGCATACCTGCAGCTGTAGTTTTTCGGATGTAATTATCGGTGGAAGAGTAAAATACAGTATCACTATTTCTAGCGGTTGCACCATGTGACATGTTCATATATCTCCCAAATATATCACCACTACCGTCGCGAGCTACGATTTTAGACGCGGTCGCAGCTGTCGTCGCATCTACGGTGAATGTTCTCGCTGTTGAACCATTATAGGCACTCCCCGTGAGATAGCTCCCTGGAGTCACCGATGTAGAGAGACTCCCCGTGAACGTGGTAGCCTCAACAGTACCATCCACTTTGAGTCTATTCGTAGCAGAAGCTGTACCTCCGATACCGACGTTCCCCGTAGACCTGTAAATGTCACTCCCACTTAAAGTGAAATAGTTGGTTCCGTCAGCCCCGTCAGATCCGTCAGCCCCTTGTGGGATAATAAAATTAAACGTAGCAGCCGAAGATGAGCCCGCGTTTGTAACGGAGGCGTTCGTTCCAGCAGCTCCCGTTGTTGTGGTACCAACAGCTACGGTTGCAGCAGGACCCTGAACACCTTGGATACCTTGAGCACCCGTATCCCCCCTCGGAATCGTAAAATTAAACGTAGCAGCCGAAGACGAACCCGAGTTTGTAACGGAGGCGTTCGTTCCAGCAGCTCCCGTTGTTGTGGGAGTACTTACTGCTATGGTTGCGGCAGGACCCTGAACACCTTGAATACCTTGAATACCTTGGTCGCCAGTGTCACCTCTTGGAATGGTAAATTTGAAATCTGCGACTGTCGACGTGCCTTCATTCGAAACACTTGCCTGTGATCCGGCCACACCCGTATCTGTACTGTGGACTGCGACAGTTCCAGTGTTTCCCTGAACACCCTGGATACCTTGAACGCCTTGAACACCCTGAATACCTTGTGCGCCGACGTCACCCCTCGGAATCGTAAAATCGAGTGTTGCATCTGTGGACGTACCAGAGTTTACGACGGTCGCTTGTGACCCCGGGTTTCCCGTCGTGACACTACCGATAGCGGATGTACCGGTATTTCCTTGAATACCTTGTGCACCCGTATCACCTCTCGGAATGGTAAACTTGAAGTTTGCGGCGGTCGGCGTTCCCTCGTTCGAAACAAGTGCGTCCGATCCAGCCACTCCCGTATCCGTACTGTGTACTGCGAGTGACCCAACGGGAGCGTTCACTAAAAGCGAACCGTCCCCTTCAAACTTATCGGCTTTTATGCGCCCAGCCGTTGCGTTTATTTCAATCTGGGAACCGACACGTAAATCCGCGTGTACGTAGGCGTTACTGTTCACGTGTAACCCTGCATGTGGATCAGTCGTGATGAGTCCGACCCTGTTATTATTCGTATCGACGAATAAATGTGACGACCCGACGAGTAAATTACTAGTGACGTCAACCTTCCCCGTGAGGATATGGTGGTTCGTATCGCTCATCTATATTTAGTAAACATCTTTTACGAGTGGGATACATTCGTGAAAGGCGGTGTTATACCGGTGACTGTTCTTTAAGACCATTGACCCGTTTCATCGTGATGAGCGAGATTGAAAACAGACCGGCTGATGTGTTGGCAACAATCATGGGAATTACAGTATAGTAGATGGAGTATACGAGACCCAGAATACTCGCGACTATATTCGTACCCAGGAACGTATAATTGAGCGCATCCGTATCTTTCGTTTTGTATACGTGTACGATCTGTGGCACAAACATGACTGCGATTAAAACGGCACTTACAAGACCTATACAGTCGATAATACTATCCATACTTGTTATGAATGCGTGTATTGTCTCTAAGTTTGTATTTTTTCGAGAAGTTTACTTAACCTTATCAGTTTGAGTTCCTGATCCGTTGACCGGCGCTCGAGTGTCGTTATTTTCGAACTTAATTTCGTGTTTTCGTTAATCATCCGCATTAATTCGGCTGTCGCGTTCGCGGTCTTCGTTTCCCCCGAAGCGACCGACGGTTTTTCGGGCCATGTAGGATTCGCCGGATCTTCTGTGGTGGACGGAAGTTCTCTGAGCGTTTTGCGGTAGGTTACCCATAATACGTGTTCCTCGGGTGACAATTTATAGTCCCCCGAAAACACCCAATCCACCTCGGCGAGCCGCGTGTTGCGTTCTT